TATAAAGATGGTAAGATAATTACTGGTGCAACTTTAAACACACATACTATATTACATGTGCAACCTGCAGATAGTGGGCAATACTATGTACAAGTTAATAATCAATATACATCACCACCTGCTACATTAATTGTAATTACAGAAATATATAGTGCAACAATTGATATGGGCAAATCATACATATTTTCTACTGTAGTTAATGGTATTATTCCTACATATAGGTGGTATAAAGGTGGCAATCTAATTACTAGTGCAACTTCAAATACACATATTATATCAAAATCACAGGCTACAGATAGTGCAACATATTATTTAACAATTAATGACACATTTTATAAATATGACAGTTTTAATTTATCTATAGTTACGCAAATTCCTGTTGCTGGTACTATACCTGTAAATACTAACTATACTTTTTCTATTGCAGTTAGTGGTAGTAATGTAACATATCAATGGTATAAAGGTGTTATTCCAATTACGGGTGCTACTTCAAATACATATAGTATAATACGTGCTACACTTGTAGATAATGCAGATTATTATGTGACAGTTAATAGTATACAGTATGAATCTAAACGTGTACAATTATTAGTTATAGGTCCACCCGTTATTAATACACAGCCACTATCACAATTTTTTGATATTAATAAAATAGCTACATTACATGTCGACGTATCAGGTATTGGGGTGAAATATCAATGGTATAAAGATGATCATATAATCTATAGGGCCACATCATCTACATATACTATTAAATCAATGTCACTTACCGATGTAGGCGCATATACTGTTAAAGTTAGTACTATTGGGGGAGAGATAACAAGTGACAAGGCAATTATTAATATTCGTACAATGCCTACTATTACATTACAGCCTATTAGTGATCAGATTATACCTATTAATAATAGTGTAAATTTTTCTGTGTTAGCAACAGGTGGTGATCTTACATATAAATGGCAAAAGTACTGCATGGATATATCTGGATCACCTAATTCAAATCAGTATACTATTATAAATAGTGACATATCAGATCAAGGAATCTACCGAGTATGTGTATTTAATTCTGTAGGTACTATAATTAGTAATAGTAGTGAGGTGACAATTGTTCTTCCACCAGTTATTGTTAATCAAACACAATCACATACAGTAGTATCTGAACAACCATTTACTCTTATAGTTAATGCAACAGGCTATGGTCCACTACATTATCAGTGGTATTTAGTAGTTAACTTGGGGTTTTTGGGTATACTTCATATAGATTTATCACCAAATGCAACTTCTTCTACACTTCATGTTGATACTATATATTCTGGAGGTATATACACGTATAATGTACGAGTGAGAAATATAGCAGGAACTGTACATGGTGAAAATATAATTATGTATGGTGTATCAAAACCAGAAATTCATTCTCAACCTATTTCGCAAAGTTTTTATAGGGGTGAAAAAAATGTAAGAATGTCAGTTGATGCAGATGTATTTGGCGGTGATGCAGTTGGCGCTGTTGTGACATATCAATGGTATAAAAATGGTAATCTTATACCTAATGCAATAAATAAAACATATATAATCCCTTTATTGCAGGTTAGTGATAATGGAGTATATACAATCCGCATTAGTACAATAGCAGGATCCATTATAAGTACAGGTGCTACATTAACCGTATATACTGAGCCACATATTACAAAACAGCCAGATTCATATTACAGGGTTGGTGAAAATGGATCTATTACATTATGTGGAAATGTTAATGGGGGAAATATAACAGCACAGTGGCGAAAAGGTGGTGTAGATATTCCTGGTGCAACTAATATTTGTTTTACTATTAACAATATTCGTATTGACCAAGCTGGACAATATACAGTGTATTGTACAAATGAACTTGATAGTATTGAAACGGAACCATATAATGTATATGTGGAACCAATTGAATGCTTTCCTTTACAGGGATCCGCTGGAGGTCTTGCAGGTGGCGGCAATTCGTCATCAGGCCTTACTGATTTACTAATAGAACGAACCCAACGATGCGCTATACAGCAAGTATTACCTACAGAACGTGTTAACATTTGTTGCCCATCCGTTCAAGTCCCATTATATAACGGTGGAACCTCATCTGCCGCCCTATTGAATACGCAGATGAAAGCACAAGCAATATGCACACAAGCATCAAATAAAGCACTAGCATTACAGCGTGTATCAGTTCCGGCCTGCCCCGTGTCTATTGTAGATTCCCGTTTTGATAAATATCAGCGAAGAGGCCCCCCTATTCCATGCACCCCGCCCCCGACTGGATTAATTATTCCAAATAATCCTGCTGTACCAAAAGCAGTAGATGGCTATTGCGTTAATGTAATAGGTATTTCTCAAAGTCGCTTTTAGGAGAGATGCCATGAGCGAAATACCGAGTGAATGCCTCATCTGCTATACAACAACTTCTATGATGCGTAAGGATATTATACCGTATATGTGTGAATGTAAATACCATATTCATAAATCGTGTTATAATAGGTGGCGTAACACTGGTACATTGCGACTCTGCATTATCTGTCAAGTGCATTTACCACCTGTCAATTTACAACCTGTTAATTTACAACCTGCTTATTTACAACCTGTCCATTTACCACCTGATCATGCACATATCATATATCATTATGAAATAAGGCCACGTTGTCTAAACAGATGCATTCATATATGTACATTATACGCATTATTTGCTATATATATGCTATATTATTTGTATGTAATGCATATGCAAGAACGCATAGAACGCATAATACGCATATAATGTATTATTTTTTAAAAATAAAAATATTAATTAATTAATACTTTTATTTATTTTATTGTAGATTTATTATATATTTATTATATATTTATTATATATTTATTATATATTTATGGTATATTTATGGTATATTTATGCCTTCTTACCAATAACAACTGGCTTCTTCTTAATAACAGGCTTCTTTGGAACAGGGGCAGGCTCCATATCCTCTGCGTCATCATCAATAGTTGCAGATGTAACAGTAGCAGTTGGTAGGACTGCCGCAAGTACAGAAGGACGAGTTGCTACAGGGCGTAGTGCCTCGTCATCATCCTCCTCTTCCTCCTCTTCCTCCTCATCAGTAACCGTTACAGGGCGCCGCGTAGGTGCCGTTGCAACCGTATCATTTGCAGTAGAACCTAGGCGGAATGCCGAGAACTCTGGAAGACGCTCAGGCAAACGATGAATTACAATCTGCTTTGCTCGCCACGTCAGTCCAAACTTGCTTCCTGCGAACCAGACACCTGCACACTCCATAAGTGCAGTAACTTGTACACCCTTGACAAGAAGATCCTCAATTGGTACACCCTTGTAAGGATTGCCCTTGACATCATACATCTTGGCCTCAAAGTCCCCACCAATCTTACGAAGCTTGAGCTTCGTCGTAGGTGGATAGGGTTGAGGGTTGCCCTCCTTATCCTTAGCAAACTTTACACATGGAGTGTAAAATGCCTTGACAACCTCGTGCTTAAGATCACTCTTAAACCACGCCTTGCAATTCTTTACCCCCTGATCAATCATATAATTATCAAGATTTTGCATAGTCTCAAAGAACTGCTTGATCTCTGGATTAGACTCATGTCCACGATACGAGATATCAACACTGTACTCTGCGGGACCAGACTTGTCATATACGCTAAGGCCAAATGGAACCGCCAAATTTGTCGCAGACTGGAGCGTCAGTCGGCCGCCATTATAATTCAGATATGCTTGCTTTGCACCACTATCAAGCACCTTTGGTGCCGAGATGGTAATATTTGCAGTGGAAAAGTCAGGTACGTATACAACAGTGGAGGCCATTTCAATCAGTTTCTGGTATTCAATTAGGGCAGCTGCGGCCGTCAAATTTTTTTAGGGCATATTGCATATATATACTATTTTTTAAATTTCATATATATTCATATAGCAATAGGTGTTTTTTTACAAGCTTATTTAAATTTCCCCATAATTAACGAACAGGCTTCAAAAAAAAAAGCAAACGCAGTACTTTCTTTAGGCCCCATGGCGTATTTTGAATAAAATTTGACGAAAGTATTTGTCTGGATGGTAGCCAGTGCGTTTGAAAATGGTTACGAATACCACCGGTACTAGTACGAACATGAGCTCTGTCCCTGCTAAAACTGTTAAGAAAATTGTAAAGAAGGAGGTTGAGGCGATTACTGCTTCGGTCCCCGCCCCCGTTTCGGCCGCCGTCAAGGAGGTCAAGGCCAAAAAGGAGAAGGTTGTTGTTGCTCCTCCCGCTGTTACGGCCCCTGTTGTTGTAGCCCCTGATGCCTCCCCGATTGAGGCGACTATCTCTACTGGCCCAACTACGACGGTCCAGCAGGATATTGATACGCTGATTGCACAGACGCAGACTGTCCGTGATTCGGCAGTTAACACGCTCAAGGCCCTCCAGCGCCTGTCCAAGCGTGTTGCCCGTGAGGTCAAGGAGGCGGGTCGCCGCCGCCGTCGCCAGCGCAAGACGGAGGGTAGCGATGGCACCACGGAGGTCAGCAAGCGCCCCACGATCTTCAAGACGCTTGTCACGCTTAAGAACGACCTCTGCTCCTTCTTCGGCAAGTCCAACGGTACGCAGATGACGCCTGCTGATGTCACCAAGGCGTTTAGCGCCTACGTTGAGGCCCACAAGCTCAAGAATGCCGAGAAGGGCCAGGGTCACACGATCCACCCTGATGTACCCATGCGTAAGCTCTTTGGCCTCAAGGATGGAGAGACCGTCAGCTACCGCAATGTCCAGGCCCACCTGTACAAGCTGTACATTCTTCCTGAGAAGAAGTCTTCCATTGCCGCCGCCGCTCTTGCTGCCTCCTCCTAAATACTTTTAAAAAACCAACATAAAAATAAATTATATTTTTGTTGTTTTGACTATTGAAATATATCTTCATATTTTTCATATATATAATCAGTATCCCCTTTATACAGTTTCATCACAGTAAATGCAAATTCTGGATCAACCTGCTTCATCGTACGACACAATCTAATAAATATTAGCCAATCTTCTTCTGTAAATTGAAGACCTGCAAGTAAAGCCTCCATTTCATAATATGTGCCATTTGGCCTTAAAAGTCGTTTTACATTTAATGCTAGTAAATCTGAATCATTTGACACAATTATGTCTGCATTACATGTTGCCAAATATGAGTCGGCTTCTTCACCCTTTTCAGCAATATGACACACTATACCCTTAGAGATAAGCATATCATGTGCTTTCCATACATATTGCGGTGATGGTGTCCATGCCTGTTGCTCTAACCCCTTTATATATGAATTCAAGAAGAATCTGTCAGAATGAGATAGCCGTGTAAATGGATTAGTAAGTGCCTCTTGAATATCACGAATTGATTGATTTATACATGCCCGTCTAGATGATGCAGGTAATAATAGAGTAGATCGCTGTTCTGATGGAGATCCATCAAAGACTGCCACAATAGATGCTGCATTTTCTATATATGGTGTCAATAGATTCATAAATTGATCAATGTTCCCTTTACTTTGATGAAGAAATGTGAAGATATCTATTGCAACTGTTTTACCCCTGATACATGTTGGTATATATACATGTTGCTCATGCCTTTGTATAAACTTGAATAGGCCGTGTATGCCCATTTTTATGTTTTAATGATTTTATGGATTTTATGTTTTTAATGATTTTAATGATTTTAATGATTTTATGTTTTAATAACATATAATTTACTTGCGTACTGTATCAAATTTTATGTTTATCATAAAATCAGAGAATCTTGTGTAATATTCTCCCTCTGTTTATGTACTGCACTCGGCGGCGGAGTTAGACGCATTGATCCAGTCCATACATATCGGTGAGCAGTAGGTTCATAAATATTCCATGCCCTCCATATATCCTCTTTACCAATTGTATATCTCCATGGAAATTCTGCAGAATTTATACCATTACTTACCATATGATGCTTTCTGATATTTTCATTCTGTGTATGCATCCAATCACTTTGCCTATATATTCCCAACTGTGTATCCTTTAAAGATCCATGTGCCAACATAGCAGCATATACCAACTCTGCCCATGCCTCTGTTTTTGCCTCCATATGATCTATATCATCCTCTGGATTATCTGAACATGATGCATGAAACAGCTCGTGCAATAATACTCGTGTTGCATCTTCGGCCCTATAAATGCAAATGAAGTTTGTCTTACATGGATATGTATACCCACCGTTAATATGAACAGGTTGCATTGCAATATTGGGAGCTGGTGCAGTCCTTTGTGCCCTATGTGCAAGAAATACAACAGTATATGGCTTACCACTATAATATATGCGCAATGCCCTCCACCATAAGTCCCATGGAATATCAGCCTCTTGTTCATCGGAATCTAAAATTGCAATTATTTTACCATGTGGCGATTCATAGACTCTATAGGGTGCAGTCCTCTTATAGAATGCACGTTCAAACATATGTCGTCTTAAATTGGCAGTATCCACATTGGAGTTATTCATGCATTCATCCTTTATTTTTGTAAATTCCCCCTGTGTAATACGACTTGGCCAAACTTCAGGCGGTGGCAATGCATAGTCCTCCTGAATCCGTTTTGCCACTATTTTCACCAACATCCTGTTTAGAGTTGCGAAAAGTATATAGTAATTTGGCCAAATGAAGATGCACATGCTCCCATAAAATAGGAATCCTATATGAAGTAACAAGCATCCATCCACCACCTGATTCTGCCTTCCAGAGCGCCTCCAATAACCCCTTTCGTTCCGTTACTCCAATCCATTCGGCCTGATATATTGCATCCACCCAATACATGATCACATCAGACCATCGGAGATTCCTTTGAAGACATAAATATACCCATGTTCGCACATCGTAGATTCGGGCCTCTGACCAAGATGTTGACCATTCATCAAGTGTCTTCTTGAAAAACGTATTCCATGCATCCTGTACAGGCAATGACTCTCGCTTTACATAATTAGCAAGTAATCTATCTGGGCCAGTTGTAGGAATCTCCATACAATAATCTCTTAATCTGGAACAAATTGGTAACTCTGTTGTTAGAAGAATTGCAAAATTGGGAAATTGCTCTAATGCCTCCTGTAGCTGTAGCGTACTCTCATCCGTTACATACTGTGCGTGATATAGAACAAGATAGCGGGTCTTATAGCTTGTATGAGATAACGTCACATCCTGTTGCCCAGTCCACCGAGTTAAAATGGATTGAATAAACACCTTATCAGACATACTCATACGTGCAACATCAAACCCTAAATGAAACATTGAATATTCATATGGAATTGTTTTACCTGTGGGCCCGTCATCATCGTCATCTGGATCACCTGGTGTATTCTGTTTTGCCAAATACCATGTAGACTCTTTTACTTCAAATGGAATTGAATACTGTACTGCTTTTTGATGTAAAAAAGAAAGAAGCTGTGTTCGTTTTCCAGAACCACGAGGCCCCCTCCATGCGTATGAAAGGATATCCATTCTTATATAATAGGCTATATAGGTGCTTTAGATCACACATGGTTGGTTGTAGCTATTTATCATACGGGGTCTAAACACCGTGTTAGCTATTACTATAAATGGAAAGTAAACTATTAATTACAATTCCCTATCAAACTCTAGAAATTGGTCGCATTCACCTTGGTGGATTTAGACAGGATATGAAAGAGAGATATATCGCCCCACTCACCTATAAAGATTCTACTCTAGAAATTGACGATTTTATCCTATTATCACCCATTCTTAAAGTACTGGACTATAATATGATAACTGGCCGATTGCGACTAGATACAACTGATCAGCGACAATTTAGTATGAAAATGAATACATTTCAACAATATATTGTTTCCACCATCTACATTAATCGCATGTCATACCTGCATCATGACTATTCAATGGAAGAAGTTAATGACATGTTCCAAGTACTTTTAAATGGTGATGCATTTTCTATTTTTGTATATCCTACAGCAACAGTGCGCAATGATGATGGAACTATAACTCACATTCAGATGCTGAAGGCGGGTGATAGTATTCGGTTTCCACTTTATATTCACGGTATTATGAGCATGGCGCACTTGCGAGGTACACGCTTTCGTATTCAGCATAATGTACCTTACGTATGGAAAATTAAAGAGGCTATCTGCTAATAGTTGCGAGGCAAATTGCAGCAAATCCTATACCAAGTGCAAGGCATGCTACTAGCATTGGCAAATAACTCAATGTAGTAGGCATTTGAATAACAAGTGTTAGCGATGCAATCGTAAAGGCAAGAATACCCACAAAACTATAGACTAGAACTTCTGTAACCTGTGATTTAATCTGATTCCATGAATCGGAACTGCCTAAAAACTGTGACATTCGCACAATAGATGTAATAAATAGTGCAGTAAATATAGCATATGATATATATACAACAATCATAGTACTTCCACCTGAAGCTAATGTCTGTTTTGCAGCAGATGCAAGTTTATCGGCTACACTTGGTTTTGCAGGTATTAATTGTTGTATAGCAGACATACTCTATCCAAACAGTAGAATTTTATGAAGCACCTGGTATCACAGCGGAGACCATTGTCGTGTATTTTGCCTTGTCAATCCGTTCAAGTGGTTTATCCTGATGCCAGAAAATTGCAAGAACAACATATAAAAACATTAAATGAAGTCCAATTTTTAAAATTATATTAGATATGTCAAAATTGTAGGCACCCATCTCTTTTCTCTGACTATATTTAGTAAGAATGTTGGAGCATTCTCTGCGGGGACATTCTTTGCGGAGGCATTCTCGGAAGCGTAAATTATCATATAATGAAATTGACAAGTGTCATCCTAGCATTCGGAAGAATGCCTTATCTACACAATCATGTCTGCCATCCTCCATATATAAAAATCTAGTAAAACACAATAAAACGTGTAAGAAAAGTGATGAACACTGCCTACTAGACAGGGCTAACCTGTCATCGGCTAAAAAAGAGACCCTCCGTACAACATATTTGAGACCCAAGTATCCCAGTACATGGGAGAAAGATCCCGACAACTGGCTTGATAATTATAACATTCTGAACGTTATGAAACAATATCAAGAAGCATCTCCATGGTTTCGGTTTGTAGGCGTATACCCAATTGATTTTTCAGTTCAAAATCCATACCATACAGATAAACCCGTATGTCTGCATCCGGAATTATGTGATCTGAACCTTGAAGTAGAATATAAAAAGGGTGTACGTACACTTGGGTTTATATTCAATCTTGATCCACATTATAAAGGGGGTAGTCATTGGGTTGGCCTATATTGTGATATTCATGACTTGTATGCAAAACCAGGCTCTAAAAAACATACATGGTGTGCCTATTTTGACTCATATGGCTATGATACACCAGCCTATATTAAACAATATATGCAATTTCTGTATTCCCAAGATAAACGCATGAAACTAATGTATAATGCGCGCCGATTTCAATATAGTAACTCAGAATGCGGAGTATATAGCATGTATTTCATTATATGTATGCTAAATAATATACAATTTAAGGATTTCTGTAAAGATTCTGTGCCCGACAAGAGTATGTTAAAGCTTCGCCATCTATTTTTTAGAAAATAGATGAGATTTGGAGGGATGGCTTCATTGATATGCGAGAAATGACAATCCTATAACTCCTCGACATGTAATTAGAGTGATGAATCGTCCGGCCCAACCTACAAATATGAGCGGGTCCGCTGTACGTATGGCCCTATTTAGTCAGCGCAATCGTGATACCCTTCAGGGCACACTTGCACAGGATTTCAAGTCAAAACTTGGCCAACCGCTCACAAGTAAGCAACAGGATCGCCTAGAAAGAGCCCTAGATCATTATGTTGAAGAAGTTTATTCTATTCAGGGTGATAAACCACTTGGTATTCTAAATCGTGAAGTTCTTCGTGTTACTGGGCAGGATTTTTCCACATACATGCAACGTCAAGAAATTGTCAGCCAGGCCCCGACACCTGCCATTCAGACTGTTGCAAATGATACGCTTTTCCAGGATACTAGTACTCGGTTTGAAAGGCTTCATGGTGAACGCCAGGAAGTAAAGGCACTTCCACCAAGTATGCCAGATTTTCGCATTTCCCTAGATGATGACGGCCCTACGTCAATTGACCTATTTGAACGGGCTAAAAAACAACGTGAAGCTGAAGCCCTTCGCATCGCATCAAAGGACGCTATGGATCGCATTGATCCTGGTCTTCAACGGAGAATTACAGCAGATGATACATTTAGATCAGTTGGTGCCGCCGCAAATCGGGCAACTGATCTTGCACTCATTGAACGCCAAACGGCACCTCGTCCTATGGATATGCCCCTTATAGTACCACCAGATCGCAGAGAACTCATATTATCATCAAATATCACCATAGAACCATCTGGAACCCCCAGGGATCTTGGACAGGCAAACTCTAATCCAACCATCACCTATCCAATGTTTAGCTCACCGCAAAAGATCAATCTACCACAGGATAATATTGTTCGCCAAGAAAATGTAGTATCATACAAGGAAATTGAGTATAATCTATTTCTCTACTCTGCCGATCGTAACTGGCTTTTCAATACCCGTGAGAACCGCTATAATTTCACAGTTGTGTTTGATCCTGCAAATAACGGCAATATTCAGGGACCGACTCAACAGGTTAATAAGAAATTCAAGAATATTGTACGCATTGAACTACTCAAGGCAATTCTGCCTGTAGAAGGTATTTATACGTTTGTTCGCCCTACTACCCGTGATGTGGATGACTCCTCCTATCAATACAGTGTTCTATCATTGCCATATGTAACTGTCGTCGTGGATGAACTTGATAGTAATAACTATGGAACGGATAATATGATTGATAAGAGTTTTGGTGTTATACAATATGATGCGAACTGGTTCTCTGATATTACCACTGACAAGGATTCACGGGGATATACTGCACTCATTCCAAAATTTATGAAATGCCAGAAAGTCTATGAGCCTACACCACTCTCTACACTGCAAAAAATGTCAATCAGCCTTGTACAACCCAATGGTAATCTGATTTCACCTGCACATGATGCACTTGATATTTCTGCCATTTTTGGCGCAGGTTGGACGGGTGTTGCAGGTAGTACATTTGACCTACTTGATAGTGGAGATCCTCGCTTCTTTTTCATATTTACATCCACTTTTTTCAGTCGCTTCCAATTTTCGGTAGGTGATGTACTCCGAACTGGCAACTATACATATGAGCAAGGAGTACTTCAGACTAGTACTAGACTACGGTCATTTTGTGATTGGCTAAATACATCATCTGGACATATGATTGCAGGTATTGGATATACGGGGGCAAGTGGATATATTGATGGACCAAATGCAGTTGGATATGCAAATTGTATCGTGATTGGAGCCAGATATCAGGATCCTACTTCAGGCCTTACGGGGGTGCTACCATTTGGCCCATCTATAAATAATGGATTTATTGCGAACAGTGATCGCCTTGTTTCACCACGTCGTGCGATTAATCTGAGTCGCCAAACGCAACTTACATTTCGTATTATCACCCGAGAGATGGATCCCCTTGGCCAAATACGGGCAGATAATATGTAGCTATAATAGAACATGGTGCTTGTTAAAGTTAGAATTCGCCTTTATAAAGATACATTGCCACCTGCAGAATTTAGTATGGTAAGAGGTCTGCGCGGAGAACCAATATATGAAGCATTGGTAGATGACGATATAATAGATAATATACTTGAACATTTTAAGCAATATGGAACTGTTACAATGCATGATGTAGATGATCCTGTTATGAGTAGATTAGGCCTTTCACTTGGAAAATCACATATGAATAATAATACAAACGCATCTATGTATTTTACAAAATCTGGAAAACCTAAAAGTATTAAATTACCTAGACGTAATAGTACTCGCAGGTCTGTAAAATCATTTGAAAAATCGTCTAATAAATCTAAGACTAGTAAGTCTATAATTAAACCGATGTCTACAATTTACGAAAAGAAGTTTCATACTAAAAAAAAGGGAATAAGAACTCCTAGAAATCTGGCCCGTGAAACTCGTAGTAGAAAGCTATATGAGCGTTGGCGCAGACTACATAATCGCAAGTAATAGGAATAGGCATATTTCGTTCAATATCTCGCTATAGAATTACATTATAATCCAATAGGGAGAGATGAGTGCTACCGTCAAAATAGTAGTAGTGATAGTTTCAATAGTATTATTTGTTCTATTTTACTTAAAAATAATTATGAATACTACAGGAAAAGATGGCTTTATTGATATACCCGGTATCGCAGAAGGTCAGCAACGGTTTAATGATTTTATGAATTTGATCAATATCCCGAATCCACAAATACCGTTTACACATACGACACAAACTAAAGTAGATCAGGCATTAGCTACACCAGAATATAGTGGCGGTCTACCTGGTCAATTTCAACAATCAGGTGTATCTGCACCATATAAGATACCTACACGCATGCCAGATACTTTACATACTGCACAAACCATATGTGAAACCATTAAATCACCGAATTGTGGTGCATTTCAAAATACTGAATTTGCACAAAATTGTGGCATTAGTTTTGATATGAATGGATTAAACTCCAAAGGTGAAGGACATATTGGCGGACTATATATTTCGCAAGATGACCGCACTTCTCAACTACAACAGGCTCATCGCCTTGGTGTATCACCCAATGAAATACGCTATATACCATCAATTGGAAAGGCTAAAAAAGGCATGTATTCAGTTGACTCTGGATCATGTACAGTGCTATCTGAGCAACTCTCGTGCAAACGAAACCATGTTATTGGTGATAAGAATTGCACACAATGTTTCACATCCTCTGAATTTAATCGCACTGATCCAAATACACCCCGTATTAAACCTACATTTGTAGTTGCCTCAAATGCGTCCATTATAAATTGGACATTTAAAAATAATACCGAGGTTATTCCAAATAATCCAGATGGCGTTACACCAACTACATTCTCTATAGATGATCTTAATGAAGGAGAAATGTTCTATATTAATGTATTAGGTGATCCAGCAACGGTGTATTTGACAGGATATCTAACAGGTACAACAGCAAGAGGGGCGTTTGTAATAGATCTTAAGAGCCTTGTTAAAACTGATATACAAACAAATTATATGCCAAGACTTGCAGGTACAAAAACTATTAATAATACTCGTTGCTTTGTAATGCGTCCAGGAATGGGGACATGGATCATGCAGCTCCAATTATTTATGCCATATACATTTTTATCTACAATAGAATACGATGCTAAAAACTGTGATAATGGACCTATTATTACACAACAGGCAAGTGCCACATTTTTAGAATCCGATGTATGCTATGGACCTACTAATAAACCAGGCACATATTCACTTGGATGTCTTCAACAACTATTTATAGGTATGGGTGGTACAACACAGGGTACAGGATATCCATCTAATCCTACTTCCGCAAAAGTCATATTATTTGACAATAATACTCCTCGCACATTACCTGATATCGGTAATTACATATATGATATGAGCGTACGTGCTTCAACCGGTAAAAGTCAAACAGGTGCATCACTTAGTATTCCCGACTGGAATACTGCGTCAATGTTCTGCACTGGCACCCCCATTACATCTCCATGCGATGGCTCTAATACACAATCTGGTCCACTAACACCAGACTGCCTACAATATCTATATACAAATGGCGGTGCGGCTAAGAATGATGGCGCCACATATTCACTCGGCCAACGATATGCAAGTACAGATAATGCAAATAATAATTTATACTGTCGCCCCGAAGGCAATCTTAGCCCCACAAACCCTAATGGACTTGCAAGGGCTCAGGCTGCTGGCGGTGTTGCAAGTGTAAAAGCATTATATGCAAATGCACATAAAACTGCAAATGATAATACACTCACTAATGATCAACGTACGGCCGCCATTAAAGATTGCTATGGCGATTCCCTACAGCAATCCGATCCAGAAGTATATTGGGTTGGCCCTGGATATCAATTTACACAGGCACAGGCACCCAGTACATGTCAGCAGTATGGTGGCAGAGTTGCAACATCTGCTGAAGTATTACAGGCGCAGAGTGGTGGCGCCGACTGGTGTGCTACTGGATGGGTCTCTGATAGTAATATACCCCAATATCCTATAACAACAAGTATACAGGGTGGATGTGGCAATGGTTCTCCAGGTATTAAACAGTATTTACCTGGTAATGTGGCAGGTGTGAACTGCTATGGTCCAAAACCCAGTAAAACCAATGTACAGGGTAAAATATTGCCGTTTAATGCATCAGTATGGAATGCAGCTTCGCAATGAATATGCTAGATCATAGATCACAGATCACAGATCACAGATCTAATGCGAGTATCTATACTCCTTAATATACATATATTCATTAGGTATGTTTAGGAGACTTGCGCAATTAGAGGCAAATTCAGAAGGATTTGCCGTTGATGAGACTCAACTCACATATAATCAACAACAATCCTATCGGTATAATACATTTTTGCCAAATATGGTTCCAACTGCTAGTGCCTTTCCGGCTCCTGTAGGCGTAACTGATGCAGTTCGTAGTGTGGATCCGTGGAATCAGACCCCCGTTGATGTTCATCCATCCATAGATAAGCTTTTTGCGACTAATACAATGCCCAGTGAAATTGCACAACAACAACAAATCTGTCAAGCAGGATCACTTGATGGATTATTGGCTTCACAAGATCCTAATCGGTCTATTCGTTGTGGATGGGCATATTCCTCGCCACCGCCTGGAAGTCCTATCCCAGCTGTAAGCCAGGGGGCAATTGGTGTACGAACTGGTCCATTTGAATTTGCAAAACCGAATGGTGGTAATTATCAACAGTGGTATTGGGATTTAGCTGAAGCAAAAAAGAAAATGTTAACTGATAAGTGCAAGGCTCTTAAAAATTGTACAGATGTTGGTTCTGACCCTTATGCAGGTATTTGCGGTTATTGTACACAAATTGGACAGGGTATACCAATTGATGGTAATCGTAATGCACTCTATGGTGATACGCCACTTACATCATGCTCTCCTTCTGCACTTGTAACATCCTCTAGAGATTGTCCGCAGCCTCCTGTATATGGATCAGGTGTACAAATAAATAATACATGTACACCAATTGGTGGACGACTGCCATATGGTTGCATGGAATCTATTTTAGAACAGGGTGGATGTACTTCAGATGGAGCTCTATCTATTGCATTAAGCACTGGAGCAACACCTTCTGACTATATGGCACAGGCTAGAACACTTGATAGTATGGCACTATATAATAGGCATGCATCACCTCAATTTAATATTGATATGTTTGCGCAAGGAAGAACAACTATTGCAGCGGCATTGAGCGAAGTTCAAAAGTTGGCATCATCCGCAAGTAGAGCCCCTGCAAAATCAGCACTAAGTGCTTCTGCACGGGATCTTTGTATTAAAAAGGGGGCAATAACTGAATTTGACTTTTGTTCCGAACTAAGTGCGAGTACACCGCCGCCATATTCATTAGATTGCCTTCAAAAAGCATTCTTACATGCTGGTGGACAACCCGCAGGTACAATGTATCCTACTGCACAGAATATGGCATCTGTATATAATATTAAACCAACTTGGAAAGCAGTCACTGACTATATTGGGGAACTAGTATCTGCTAGTCGTGGTAAAGAAGGTTTTACTGATATGCTAACACAAACACGCACAGCATACAGATCACAGGCAGATGCACTTATGCAGTTACGAGGTATTACTCCAGACCAACTCTCAAATAGGGCGCCATTAGCACAGGGCGTTGAAGTGTTTTGGTTTAATGTACGTACTGGTAATTTGTTAAATGTAACCCTTGAAAATTATTTTCCTAGCTTATCTGGTGGCGGACTCATTCCTCAAACAAATGGTATGAGTCAATATGCAATGTTTATGGGATTAACTGATATACGTACAAAATATGATACATCTGTACAATTTCAAGTGACTTCTGATGATGGATTTCAAATGGCACTTAATAGGCAAATTATTGGAGAAGTTAATGTGGATGTACCTGGGTATTTCGCCAAAAACTTTCTTCAAGGACCAACCACCTATTCAAACCAATCTTGTTGGCAACTATCGTCCACACAACCCAATGTAATACATACATATTGGAATGATCTCGGTGGTGGAGGACATACATTTGTATTGAATAGTCGCTCGTGTAATAATGGGGTATTTCAGAAAATGCAGGGTCTTACTCTTACACGGGAAATTGCTGGACCAATCCTAATGTTTGAGGGGGCGAGTGGCATATATGAAGGCTATTGGGGTGACCTACGTTTGATAGGTATGTTTAATTTTAGTGGTGCTACTGGTGTACAGGTGTTTCATGATACTGATTCTAAACTCAAAACTCCTGGAAAGAATGGATTTATGCGAATTAGTTCATCTGGCGCCCTTAAACTTAATAGTATATCGCCATATGCATGGAATTCATTTACATTTGTATTCCGCCTTAATACAATGCCTGTGAAAGATGGCCTCTTTGATTTAGGTTCGTACAACCCTGGCGGATGGTTCCAATTTATTACAGTGTACCTTACCCCTATAAATGGTAGCACTGCGCAAGTGAACTGGGGCTCTAATTTTCCTGGAAGTACTGGTGGTGCAGCTAACGGTGTAACACTGAATTTAAATCAGTGGTACATGGGTATTGTAACACAAAATGGTGGACCAGCTGCTGCAACTTCCTGGACTTTCTCATTTTTACCCCTTGATAGGGCTGCAACGTCTGGACTTTCTTCTCCAATGTCATTTACCGTAACGACAGCTGCTGCTAAAATGAATGTTGTTGCGAATCCAATTGGATATATTAATATTGGTAAGCCGTCAATATATTCAACTGGATCTGCAGTATTACAGGTTGATGTTGCATGGTGGCATTTCTTTAACTATGCAATTGATACAAACACTATTCTACGAGATGCAAATAATGACTGGCTTGTTACTCAAACGCATGGATAGGTCTATTACATTTTAAGTGGTACATCATATGCGACTAAATCTGCGAATTCGCCTGAAATTGGATCTCTAGAGAAATATCCAAGTGCAAGTTTTTGAAGTGTATCTTTCAGATTGAAAAAATAATATTCTCTCTTAGACTCATCTTTGAGTTTAATAGTGTATTCAATACTTCCATCGTCAGAATCAATCGTGACTTTTTGAACAGTGCGGGTTGCCTTAGTTGGCATAGATCTGCCTGTTTCATCTGCTATAGATCGTATTGTATCTAATACTGGTGTCCTATCTGCATCTGTCTCTACACGGTCTGCTTTGAGATCTGGTAAGAACATGGGTTTAGTTTTGTCAGTATCTTCTGTAATAAAACAGCTCAGGTCATTTTCATTATCTGGTGCATTCATTAGGCAATCTACAGATGCCTCTTTCATGATCTTGAGCAGACCCTCATTAATCTTCTGCTTACGCATACTTACATTAAATACTTTCTCATCGGATGTTTCATTTCTATCTGCTGTTAAGATTGTATAGTCCACCTGACCCGATGCCGACCCTGCAGCTGGACCTCTTATCTGAGCCTGAGTAAAATATGTAACATACGTATAAATACTCACATTTCTCTCATCTACTGGTAGATCTGCATGTGAACAGATACGAATGGCTCTACCCTTGACCTGATCAAGTCTCACCATGTTCCAATAGGGCTCCATTATATGTACTTGGCGCACACACTTCAGAGAAATGCCCTCTGCTCCTGCCCCAGTAATTGCAATCACTTTACAGATCTCGCCGTGACGATTTCCAAGAGCCTCATAGGTCTTTGTCTTATCTATAATTGCTGCATCTGTTTCTGCAAATACATCTGCTATCTTCTTTGGAAGAGCTTTGAAATTTCCATTGAATATATTCAGAGCAGTCGCACGTTGTTCCTTTGTGCCCTCTCCTGAAAATGTGATATAGCGATTCACAACGGCTGGACCTTTGCGAATTGATGCCTCTGCAGATGGCGTAAGGCTCTGTGCATCTGCACTAAGACCCTCTGTGCGCAACTCTTCATATCCGTTCGCCTCCAATGCTATCCCCAAAACACCGAGACCCTCCACTGTTTTAAACTGACTATATACTAGGGCAGAGCCAGGAGAGTCCCCTATTCTGCGAATAATTTTATCTAATTTTGGAGAGTAATATGAGAGCTTTTTCTCTGGTAAATCCGCATCTAGTTTTAAAAATAGTTCCTTTTGCTCTGATAATTGACCCATTGCCCTCTGAATCATCTCTTGATAGGTTAGGGCCCGTTCCTTTGTTTGCCCTATAACAGCCTCTTCAACTGCATCCTCTGATTCTGCAAGTTCCGTTTTAATATCATCCTCTTCTACTAATTTTGCAGTAGTAATTTCGGCTTCAATATCGGCTTCAATGACCCTTCTCTCCTCATCTACAGTATCCTCTAAGATTGCGGTTTGTCTCTCTATCAGATCCATATCTTCAATTGGTTTTGTCTCTATGTCATCAACTGTATCTGGAAATGGTCGCTCTATAGATTTGGGAAAAACAAAATTGCAGATTGCCCTGGATCTAAATCGGTAACTGGATGGATTCTTGGATTTACTAAACATCTCAACAATTGCAAAGAGATCATCTGGCTCTCCTTTTTTGGTCTTCTCCTGATCTATTTCTGACTTACGGGCCTCTACATATTTACTCAACATATATTCACTCATTTCACATTTGTCAACAATATCATCCACAACCTTTGGCATAAAATCCTGTTTGGATCCTCTATAGTACGAAATTAAACCTGTTAATCTCTTTTTAAGCAAAAGTTCATTCTTTATAGATTGTGTCATGACATCCACAAATGTGCCACGAAATGTCTCCTCATCTGGTGGTAACCGAGGATATGCAGCATATTTTGGTATACCAAATGTAACACCAGATATGGCCTCTGATGCGGTTGCCTTAATTCTCTCAAAAATAGCTTGAATAGTCTCCTGTGCTTCAGCATCGTGTTTTACACCCTGGAATGCATCATCCCTGTCTAATACTTTCACATAGCCCTCTTGAAATATAGAGCAAAATACATTATATCCTCCCTGAACTGGAGAGATTATTACAAGATCTGTGCGCAGATCTGCATTCATAATTTTGGTCAGATCAGCAACCTTCTTAGAGTCTGCGCCCGATATTAGGACTTCAAATACATCTATATATCCGCCTAACACATTTGATAAGATAGCTAATTCCTCTGGAAAGTTGATAATTGGTGTACCAGAGAGACCAATTATTTTTGAATTTTTGGCACCAACTAAGAGGCGATAGAAGAGGAATGCACGATTGTAATTAAGACTCTGATTGCAGAGCGCAGGATGCCATGGACCAGGTTGGATCGGCTCCGCTGGAATTTTGCGTTTTCTTTTTGCGCCCTCTTTTTCCTGTAAGAATGGAATCATAGAGCCCTGCATGAGACGAATAAGATTGTGAATTTCATCTATAACTATTACAGCATCGTCAAAGATTGTCTTTCCAGTTGTCTTGCGTTCACATGCCCAAGCTTTCAATTGCTCTTTACGAACACCATTGTAATTTATAAATGTAATACGGTTGTTAATAGAATCATTGATCTGTGCACGAATCTGATCTCTCTGCGCAGGTGTGATCTGCGATTCATCATTGAAATTTGCCACTTTTGTGAAATCTGGGATCCAGAGGGGAAGTTTGTTAGCATATAATTTGGCCATATATGTGTCACTAAGAGATAGAACAAAACGGGCATACAGATCAACATGCTTATGTGTTGTAAACTTTTCTACTAATTTACCCTTCTCGTCACGTTGTAATCTACGCTTTACAAGTGGATATTGAACCCAGTAATTCATTGTACTAAAGTGGCGAAAACCACAGAATGTAATTTCACGAATGAAATTTGGACGTAAAGAAAATGGCGTCATAACCACAATTTTCTTATTTGCCACACCATATAATGCCTCTGATGCGGCGATAGCGGTACATGTCTTACCACTACCGAGGCCATGATAGACAAGAATACCCCTATATGGAGATGCCTGGCGAATATACTCTTTAACAAACTTCTGATAAAGGAATGCCTCAACGGATGTCTGCCCTGCCTTCATGAGTTTTTCACATGCGGTTGGATCAAGTACTTCATCTGGATCATGTGCAGGGAGGCCAAATGTTTCTGCATAGGATTCATTAATGAATGGATAAAATGCCTTGCGAGTTGTGGGAATAAATACAGTAGTATCTAAAATATAATGACCCTTTTCCTCACTATCTTTCTGTGATTGCTCATAGGCTTCAAGGATTGGATCAGCCTCTTTTTTAGAAATAAGATCCATGCGTTTTTCTTCTAGTCTGAGCAGTTCACCCTCATATACTGTTACATCCTCATAAGCACCCTCCTGTTTCGGATCAGGATAGGCGACATCAGCAGCTGCACTAAAACGGCTACCTCGGGATGTAGCGTCTGATACGGTTCCCATTGGCGTTGGCGGAGGCTTTACTGTGGCCTTAACAGTTTTTGCCTTTCGTATAGCTACGGGTTCTGTAATAGATACTGGAACCATTGAAACTTCAGTAGTAACGTGTAGGGAGGGGGCCTCTAGAATTGCAGACAGTTGCTCACCACCTGGTGCCTTTTCATACTGCTTTAGTAATTCAATAGGGGCAAGTTTTGCTGTAGAATTAAGACGGGTAAGTGGCCTATATCCAGTAGTTTTTTTCTTACCTGTTGTGTCCATCTACTAGTATAGTATGATTACTAGTAATGATCGGAGACACGAATAATAACTGCATTTTTTAATAAAAAGGCAGTTATTATGATTTTATATTTATAGCTATGGTAATACATTTGGATCTGTTGCCCTAGGGTAACAGGATGGGCATTCTGGGTTTAGCCGTGTACTAATAACAGGCTGAAGCGTCACTGGATCTATTACCTTATAGTGATTGCATGAAATACATGGAGGCGCCTCTGTATTAGCAATATATGGCTGTGGAAGTGGTAAATATGGATTAAGCCATGCTTTAGTTGCATCGGTAGGTGCAGGTGCAGAGTACTCATTTGTGGTATTCGGAAGAAGGTACCGGTCAGTATTATTACAGAAGCATGTTGGAAGCTGAATAAACTGTTCATTGAGAGTGGTCGTACCAGTTACCTTATTTGTTCCGCAAAATTGGTCACCGGCACGTTTGTATAGTATAGCGTCACAAGAGCTTATTTGAGATCCTGAACCCTTTGATGAGAAGAATGGATTAGGATAGGCGGCCTGTGTATTTTGTGCAATATTGGTGGTTGCAAATGATCCGCATGTTTTGCAACCTCCCAGGTTTGCAGGATTTGTTGGAGGTGTGGCCGTAGTAGTCTGTGGCAGATAGCGAGAAGACTGAATTTGTAGTTGCCAAGTTATAAGACTTGCGTCTACAGATTGCTGGGCCCTATTTATATAGTTACTGGATTGCTTCTGGCGCAACTCTGTTATTTTACTGGCGTCCATATCTATCTAGTTGCAAGAAAATGTAGATATAATATAGAAATGGATTATGTAAAGTCATGGTTTATACCTAAGACGAATAATTCATCGCAACCTCCTGCTGTAGCATCATCAAATGTTCGCTACGTCCAACCAAGTCGTGGCCAGAATGTACCATATCTTACGCAACCACCACCACCGGCACCAAATGTACGCAGACTACCCATAAGTCGCAGTAGATATGATCCGCTACCGCAAGGTCAAGGTGGCGCTCGTCGCCACATTAAAAAGCGTAAAACAATGCGTAAATCACGGCGCAGATCTCTACGTAAGTAGCACCTCTAATGCTAATCTACTAGCCTCTTGTTCGGCAACTTTCTTATTTCTGGCAGTTGCCCTAGCAATAACTTTATCATTTGGATCAACTACACCCATTGTAAATACCCTATCATGCGGAGGACCTTCCACTTCAACCTCCCTGTATCTTGGAGGTACATGATATTTTGCCTGAAATAGTCGTAATAGTTGATCCTTGTAATTAGTATCTTCAGTAATCATCTGAATAAAATCAATATGTGTCTCAACTATTTTCAATAAGAAATCCCTACATGCAGTAATCCCACGCCCATCCTCCTCTTCTTGAAGATACATTGCTCCAATCCATGCCTCAAATGCAGACCCTAGAATACGCAAATTATTTCGTCCATCGCACGATTCTTCCATATGACGACTAAGTATAATCCATTGCCCTAGCCCAACTTTCTTAGCTAATTTGCCAAGTTGCTTATTATTTACTACACCTGATAGAATTCTCGTCAAAAAACCCTCATCCTGATCCCCATACCGTTTGAACAAATACGTGGAAATGATGAGACCAATTACACGATCACCTAGAAACTCAATTCGCTCATAATCCTCATCACGGAGTGGCAAACAATCGTCTGGCCGTTCCGTAATTATTGTCGGTTCTCCTGCTTCTTGCCACTCTTCTGGACGATCTACATATGATTTGTGGACACAGCACTGTTGAAATAGTTTAAAATTATTAATACGCCCCTTCCACCCATATCTGCGCAAGATACCAAGGGCATCCGACGATGCAATTTCCCGATTTTTCGGATTCCATGGATTGAACACCTTCACAACTGCATTATTAGATGAAGTTGCGGAGATGTATGGGGAGTTCATTCTATATATAGAATGTGACCAGAGTTTAAGTTTCTTTTCGGATATGTAATGAGATATGGCAAGTGTAGATATAGCTGGTGACCGTTTCTATTTAATGCCAGGGCATAGAGGAGCTGCAGATTTTAATACATATAATAATTTTGTTGAGCTCTATGGTAAGCCAACAGAGGATGCCATTATTGCAATTATTAAACTATTTTCATCTCCACTTCCTCCAACAAAGAGGGGATTTAATTCACGTATTAGTACATTATCTGGTAAAGAACAATCTCTAATAAATACTGCAATTGAAGCACGAATTAAATCTATAGAAGGGGCACAGAAACATATGATTAAAAATACAGTTGTATATGATACTATGACTAATAAAAAGAATAGAATGCGTTCATTACTTGTTCAGCTAAAAGCGCCAAATACAGTAAATACAATTGTTACAAATGCAATTGTTATTCCCACACTATATCAAGGTCTTATTAATGATAAAAAAGATATTACATCAAAGCATGATATTATTTTTGAGACAATTTTACGAATGGCCTATTATTTAGCAAATCCAACACATCTAATTGAGACTAGAGCAGATAAACAGGATATTGTAAATAAGTTTGAAGATGTTCTGCAAATTCTTCAAAAGGGCAATATTAATGATATAGTTAGCTCAATACGGGCAACTAGCGTCAGACAAGATATACAAGGCATGAATGCAATGAACTTTTTTGATCGCATGTCTATGAAAAAAGTACTCACTGCTAGTGATGAACCAGCAGTAGTTCAAATGGCAAAGGATCAGATTGGCAATGACACCTTAGAAGAGGTCATGAGTCAACAAATTCTAGGAATTTTACAACTTTTACATGTACAAAAATATATTGATGCACAAGAACTAGAAATAGTAAAAGATGCAATTAAAGATGCAAATACTATTGCAGTTAGTAATAAACTAGATACTATACTTACTGGGTTAAGTGGTGAACTTGTACCAGCAAATACCTCTGAATTACTTAAAAATCTCACACAATCATTTGAACCTATCTATAAGTTTTATAAACAAACATATGACCCTGTATTTAGCGATTTAGAAAATAAGTTAAATGAAGATAATGATACTTTTCCATTTGATGATATGGTGAGGGTATTGAATATAGGTTTACAGGTTTATAATACATCTAAGGTCTCTGATAAATCTGGCATCTATAAAATTCAAGGTTTAAGTGATGGTTTTATTAAATATATTGATACAATTACAAATAATATTTCAATTAGTAATAGGGCATTTTATGATGTGCTACCATATAAGATAGTGCAGGAATTAGGACAAAAGGGGGTTGCACTATCTAATACACCAAAAATACAATTTTATGTACACGATGATATAGTTGTCCCTAAACGTGAGAATATTCTTATTGAAAAATTAGATGGTATTAAATCTGCAGAAGCAGCAGGTACCACATCTAAACCATCTAAAAATCCTACAAACCCTACAAATCCTAAATCCTCTGAAAACCCTAAACCCCTTATTGGAGGTGGCCCTATAGAATTTACCGCACTTACCAACTATTTTACTCAAGGTAGTGCATATATGTTTGTACTTAGTGGGAGTGGCAGTGGCAGTAGCAGTAGTAGTGACAAGTCTCGTACCACAAAATTTAAACCATTTTTAGTGTCTACTGATAACAAACCTATACCTGATGCAAGTCTGGCATTCTATAATAAACTCAATCTAACTGATGTTATTACATTAAGGCCTCCGCCAGTCCCTGTAAATATAGTAATACTTGCACTATCTGTTCTCATTTTATTTAGAGGACGACTTCAAAAGGCGATTGGAGTGAGCAAATAATTATTACTCAGTTCAATAGCATATGGACAGGAAGGTATCTGAAAAACCTTCGGAAAAACCTTCGGAAAAACAGTCGGAAAAACCATCTGCATTTTCTATGAACAAACTTCTTCTCAAAGTCAAGTACTCATTCTATAGTACTCTAATTTTCTTTATTTTTGCAAACCCCGAAACACTTGTGCTCCTACAAAGTGCTGTAAGTGGATGGATGACAATATCCAATTCTAATGGAGTTCCGACCATTCTTGGACTCTTTAGCATGGGTGCCCTATTCTTTATAACAATGCTTGGCCTTATGATGCTACCGAGCGATTAGTTAATAGATCATTCATTACCTTCTCATCCTTCGGTGAATACCTAAGATGATTATATTTATGTTTCATACTTATCATCATCGCATATTTAATAGAGTCCGGTTCTTTGAGAGTTCTGTTAAAGTGACTAACCAAATTCTGATATATGACTTGCTCCTTATCGGTATAACAACTTGCCTTAGCAGAACAGTCCGGATATAAAATGCCAAACATCCCTATATACCTTATCTACCAACGGCTTTACATGGGTCAATATATTTTATAGGGACAAGTAGAAACATGATGAAAATTTATATACTACTCGGCGTATCTATTATAATTCTTATCCTTCTTCGCACATATGTAAATGCTAGGCGCAGTGGAGCACTTGAGGGATTTAATTCTAGTGATAAACAACTGATTATTGTAAAGGCAAAATGGTGTGGTCACTGCAAAACTGCAATGCCAGAGTTTGAACGTGCCGTTGCAGAATCCCCTGTATCACTTAAAGATGATTCTACAGTAACAATTCGTATGCTAGATGAAGCAGATAATAGAGATGAGGTTACTAAATTAGGCGTCACGGGATTTCCAACAATTATTTATATGGATGGTAATAAACGTATGGAGTACAGCGGTGAACGAACATACGATGGTATTATGGGATTTATTCAAGCACTCTAAATGGGCTTGGCAAGGTAACTAATTAATGATTGTGTCTAGTTAATGTATTTATATATACTATTAATAAGAATAATGATACGATCTATATGTGTTATATGTAGTGGATCATTACAGTATTTATTTAAACGTATAGGTATACCTATTAGTTTTTCACCACCGGCAATAAATAGCCCCTATAGTACTGACATATACAGTGATCAAGAATTCCTATGCTGTAAACAATGTGGATGTGTACAACTCAAAAATTTAATTGATCCAATAATACTGTATGCTGATTCTCATAATATAACATATGATACTCCAACATGGAAGGAGCACCATACGCAATTATGTACATTTATTACAGATCGCATAGATTATGAATCGGTGATAGAAATTGGTGGGATGTCAGGTGCACTTTCATTGCGCATACTGACTGTCATGCCTAAGATTCAATATACTTGTATAGATCTTTGCAAAGGCGTAGATAATATGAATGGCGTTGTATTTAAACAAGGAAATTGTGAGAATTACGATTTTAAAGGTACTGAATGTATTATAATGTCTCACGTATTTGAACACCTATATCATCCTGCTACATTTATTTCAAATGTAGCAAAATATAACGTACCATCTATATTCATTTCGATACCAAATATGGATGCATTGGTTAATTCCAATATAATTCATATATTACATAATGAGCATACATTTTACATAAATCGTTCATATATAGAATGGATGTTTTCGCAGTGTGGATACATACTATCATCAGTACAAAATTTTAAAACGCACTCTTTATTTTTTCACTTTATACGAATTGATCATACTCCACTCCCCCTATATAACAATGAATCAATTTCTAACTTTTTTTTGCAAATGCATGATAAAATACAGCTCATATCCAATTTATCTATAAAACCACACAGTTTTATAGCGCCTGGGGGACATTTTGGACAACTTATTTATACACTATGCAAACCAGATAATATACTAGGATTCCTTGATAACGATATATCTAAACAGGGTCATCGTATATATGGCACCCCCTTCTATACATTTCCATTCGATATTCTAAATACATATACTGGTGAACAGATTAACGTATATGTATATGCTGGACCTTATACACCCGAACTAATTGAACAACTGCAGAAATATAATGTTAATATAGTTCATATATAGTCAAGCTTTTGACGCCCAAATAGTTTTGGTTTTTTAGATATATTAAGCATATTATGCTCTTTGCCTATTGTATATGTTGTTGGTTTTGGCCGTGCTGGTAATGTAGATTTAACTGTATTAGACTTTTTATTATATACAGGTAGCCGTCTAGTTCCAGATTCTCGTGTTAGATTACTAATGCGCCGCCTCGCTATTCTTCTAGTAACAGGGCTATGTTGTTGTAATATGTTAGTATAACTAAATTCATTATTACTATTACCTGATTCTACTTGAACCATTTGATTATTAATATTTTTATTATTATTAAATGATAATTTACGCCCATTTTGATTAGGTAAATCATCATTCCAAACATTATTAAAAGGTTTTATTGGAGTATATTCTTTTACTGGAGTAGCGCCACCCCTTACTTTTTTCATTTTGCGCATTGTCTTTTTCCGATTGATACGCATTCCTACTATTAGCCTACAGAATATCTGCGAACTGGTTTACAATATTTGGATTTGTAAAAATCTACTGTAGCATTCACTCCCATTTTAATCATTTCTAGTTTTTCTTCTTCCGTAATTGTTAAATGTATAGGACTCCTAGGCCCCAGATGTACAACAATAGTTTGCTTTGCATATTGTTGTGCTTCATACTGTCCTCGCATACTTAGTGCTAATTGAAGAGGCCTAAGTGCAAAATCATGTAATTGCAATTCTTCAATCTTAGCAGGGCCCGTACGTAGATAAATTCCAAGTGTTTCGCCAAGTTCTTTCTCAGAAAGCATAAAAAGTGGGTAGTTACTAATAACTCCACCATCCATTAAAATATGACTATTTGTTGAATCAATTACTGGTTGAAAATAGTATGGAATTGACATTGATGCCTGTACAGCTTCAACAATGCACCTATCGGGTGTATCTATTGCTGAAAATTGTATTAGTTTTGCATCATGTAAATCTGTTACAAATATCCTATATGAAATCCTATATAGATCATAAAGTTCTTTAAATGTGACAGTCTCGCTGATCCCTTTAATATGCAGACATGCTTCAATAAGTTTGCGTAATTTATTCCCCGTATCCATGCCATAATTAATAATCCATCCCGGTGCCGAATCAATATCAGAAATATTTGTAAAATCAAACTTTATATATACCTGTTCAATCTCAACTAGTGTAAACCCAATCACTAGGCAAAGCGCCATTAACGCCCCCGCAGATACACCAATCCATTCTCTAACATTACGAAGCATAAAGCGCCGCTGGAGCTCTTTTAATACACCTATATGTGCTATTACATTTATCCCGCCCCCACAGAGATACATTCGTTTTGGAATCATTTCTTATTTGAACTATATTTATAGGGTTCATTTTGCCACACATACTTTCTTGCTATTCAATAATGCAGACACCACAACTAAATGTAAGTGACCTATATGTTCGGCGGCAACATAGGGATGCTGCACGATTACAGGCATATAATAAAATTCTTGATATTATCTACCATCGTATACGATCTATTAGCCAATTACAGAATTCCCCTTGTTCCCTACTCTATACAATTCCACCATTTATACTGGGTCTACCACGAATAGATTTGGAAGATTGCGTTGTCTATATTGTGTACCAATTACGTATGGCGGGTTTTGAAACTAGGTATACTTATCCAAATTTATTGAATATAAATTGGGCACATCATGAAAAGTCATATATCTTAGAGCAGAGCCCTATTATGCAGGCAATGTTAGAATCTGATGAGAAGAAGAGGTCGGATGAAGAACGTAAGGCGATCTTTAGTCGGCGTCTATTAGGAAAAGCAAAATCAGGAGGTATTGCCGCTGGAAAAAAGAAAGTAGAATTTCGGAAAGATGCAGGTGCACCTAGTGTAGGACACTCACTATCTGCATCAGACTATATTCCACCTGTGAGTTTCATGAAACAAATGACAGAACCACCTAAAACAACTGTAGGCGGACCATCTGTTACACTGGCTCCATCATCTGCATTTGCAGATTTATGGAGAAGTTAAACAGTCCATGATGCACTTAGAAGTTCATGCACCCTTTTTGCAACAGCAGGGCCAACCTTACGCCCATTCGGCTGTACAATAGATTGAATTTGATCTTGAGAGGCTGATAGAAGTGTCTGCCATGATGAAAACTTACCTACAATTGCCTCTGCTATTTTTACAGAAACGCCTGGGCATTGTGCCAAGCATGCAATAGCAAAATGTGTCGGTTGTGCAGCATTTGACTTTTTTTGTACATGGATTCCATCTATCGCCCTTAACGGCTCTCCTCCAGATACTTGGAAATTTGTAGGATCTTCAATAAAATATGTATGAAGAGCCTCAATTAACTGAGATGTTTCCCCTGTATTTTGCGTATGAAGTACAGTAATATTATATTTACATTGAAGTCGTGCTACATGCTTCATTAAAGCTTGAGGGCCAATTCTGCCAGTCGCAGAAAAGTAAGAACCCTCTAAAATATACATTGGAGTTGTACCCTTCTGCTGACAATATGACATAAGGCGTTGCCTCTGTTCCCTATATCTGCCATCTAAGATGGATGCCTCCATATCCCTCATTGTTTTTCTCTCAATTAGGAGAGCCCCCTTAAGAAGTGGCGGCTCTGGTGATGAAATATCGTCACCTGAAATCCCAATCCAAAAATCTGCAATTGGCAATGCTTTTGAAATTGGATTGGTTAACAGCCGAATTAGATCTCGCTCTCTAACATCTACGATGTACATTCTTACATATAAAGACGATGTACATGTTTAGATTGTATATTAATTACTACATATCTAATACCAACTATCCTTTGCATAGGTTGGTGCAAACTGTCGCTCTAAACCAGGGGTCCATCGTGTATAATCGTGACGATCCATGCGTGTTCGTGTCCTTGGTTCAAAAAATGGATCAAGACCTGCTGCAATATCTGATACTGTAATTGGCACTGTAATCTGCTCTTCATTACGTAACTCTGAACGAATAACGGGATCACGCTCAACCTCATCTTCCCATATAATCTTTTCATCTATTGGCCGAGTCTCTACGATTTCAAATACATTTGGCCCCTGTTTGCTTCGTTCAACATCCGCCCGTAGACCCTTTTTGTCATAAATACGTTTAATAAGATCATTGACATTCTCAAATGAATTATTAACATTGTACTCTTTTAATGGTTGTTGCCGGTCAGGACTATACATGGCAAGCATCTGCTGCTCTTCCATGTCTGCTGCCGACGTATCGGGTATAACTTCACCCGATATTGCCTTATACTGTTCCATAGAGGGTGCATCCGTCATAGTCTTTTCAGATGCATCTATGAATGCCTCACGATAGTCTTGAAAGTTTGCATCACTTGGTGGCCTCGCCGTCCAACTTAATGGATACCGGGACATCGCATCACTGATTTCCCTCTTTCCAGCCTCACGAGATCCTTCATTTTGAAAAACTGCAGATGTCTCATAGTCATCCAGCCCCTTTATAGGTTGTGTTGCAAATGGACGATCCGGTGCTTGTATAGAACCCGCACTTTGCCCACTAGGAGTCAGCTCCATGCGTGTATCAAACGACTCACGAAGATAGTAATTTCCTGAAAAATAAAGAATTAAAAGTATAACTAAACCGACGCCCATGTAAAATGATGAGTTATTCATGGCCCTACTCTAAATATCTTGAGTATATTTAGAATAGAAGTCTAAATGTCACGATCAATAGGTCGTCGTCGTCTGCGCCACCCAAAAAAAACAAGAAAGGTATTACATAAACGTCAAACAGCAGTTGGTCGTATATTTTCACCCATTGATGTTCGTAATAAAAATCAGATTCCTGAAATGCTAAAACGCATATTAGCAGGAAATATTACAATTGTCCTTGTATATGCTGACTGGTGTGGTCATTGTACAGATTTCAAGCCACATTTTGATGCAGCCTCAAAATCACCGAATCGCACTGCACAGGTTGTATCAGTCAAAGATAGCATGGTAGATGAAATGAATAGTGCTATTAATTCTATGAATTCACAGGCAAAACCACTAGATGTTAAGGGCTATCCAAGTCTAATACTTGTTGATAATAAGGGCAATAAAATTAGCGAAGTTAATGCTGTAAAAGATACAGAAACTATGACAAAACTTGTAGATAGTGCAGGTAAATTAGAGGCACAGTCAAAATCAGCGCGGCGTAACTCGGTTGTGCCAAGTAACTCGGTTGCACCATCTGCTATAAACAATGTTAATGAATTAGTGAATTCCAACGGTAATAAATCACGTAAGAATAGTACTAAACCTTTATCTAATCAGAAATTCCTATCATTACCACCCGTCATACGTGTAAATACACAGAGTGCTGAACAGGCAGTTGGTAGCATCGTATCACCTCCACAATTTAATGATGATCTAACCGGCGATCATGTAAATACCTCTACAGGATCAATAAAGGGCGGATCCCTCTACGGAGCCCTTGCACAATCCGCATATAAACTTGCACCTGCAGGTATCCTATTAGGTCTTGCTGCTACCAGGTTCTGTACTAGAAAGGGCCGACGTAATCGTAGAAGCAGACGTCATCGGTAGTGGTAAGTGCGCAAATAATTAACCTAAACATGTCTATATTAATATATATAAAGAATGGTATCTCCATCTAGTTTTTGCTCCCTTGCCACATTTCCATGTGTAGGAGAACTACATGGACTTTTACTATCACTCTCTATATATCATAAGGGAGCAAATGTAGTATGCGTTGTTGATAGTCGCACAAAAGAAAAGTTGTTAGCATCCACCCCTATATTACCCCTTAATATTACATGGGATGTTTGCCTAGACGAATATTCATATAAAAACCGTATACAAATGGAAGCTGAAGGAACATGGAGTGATTTTCAAATGATGAAAGCAAAAGCTATGGATGTTGCACTTGCTATGTATTCCGATACACTATTTTTAGACAGTGATATTTTTCTACTACATGAGATTCATGTAGATATGAGTAAACAGGTTGGCGTATCTCCACATTATATTCGGAAACGAGGTACAGATAAGTTCGGATATTATAATGGAGGTGCCATATGGACCCGAGAAAAGAGTCTACCAGATGCATGGCGACGTTTTACAAAGACATCACGATATTATGATCAAGCCAGTATTGAAGATCTCGTTAAAATCTATACATATTTTGAATTTGATGAATCTCATAATTTCAGTTGGTGGCGCCTTGAACAGTCAGATGAACCAGTAAACACGATTATTTCCCATATTACAGCAGATCGTCCAACAAAATCTATTAAATATAAGGGTGAAAATCTCAAGTTTGTACATACACATTTTGATAAACCTTCACAATTTAATACACTTATTCTACAACTTCTTCAGCAAACTGGCCGTTTTAAAGATCTTATATGTATTTATCGTATTATTAATGGGGCATGGAAGATTGTAATTCCTAAACAGCCACAAGTAGGAAAGTGGTCTCATTCAAATGATAGCTTTAGAGAACTTGCTGTCCTACTTCAAAAAAATAATAAAGATATTGTGATTAAGTACGATGACAATTCACATCATGTCTATCTAGATCCATCTGTAGTATTATATGATCGCCCCACTATGCAGTGGTTTGATGAAGATGCAACCAAAGCAAGTTTGATTTATATTGGAAATAATGAAATGTCTGTAGATGGAAAAATTCTACAATCATTTGGATTAAATGTGCGACCGTGGACATTTTGGGCAAGGCGACCTATGACCTTAGAAGCAGCTATTGCAAAAGGTTGCGGATCCAAAGGATTTGCTGATCGTAGTATACTCAGTATTTTTATTGGAAATATTGAGAACTCTATTCAAGAAAAGCATAGAATTGCACAGCCATGGGAGAAATATGTAGAAACATTCGTATGTACACGTGGCTCAACACATGCATTTACACAGAAACAATATTTAGATAAACTTTCTAATGCCAAATTTGGACTAACATTACGTGGATTTGGTAGCAAGTGTCATAGAGAAGTAGAATTAATGTCCCTTGGAACTGTGCCAATTGTTACACCTGGCGTAGATATTGTATCATATATGAATCCTCCACAAAAAGATGTACATTATATTTTTGTAGAAAAAGCTGAAGATATTCCACGAATTTGTGCAGCAATAAGTGCAGAGAAGTGGGCAGAAATGTCTGCAAATTGTAAAAAGTGGTATATGGAGAATGGACATTCAACATCAGTATGGAAAAATCTGATCTGTGATATGCTATATTAGTCTACTTACGACGTTGTTTACGGGACACTTTACGGGACACTTTACGGGACACTTTACGAATTTTACGAGATGCTCTACGGGATGTTTTACGGGATGCTCTACGAAATCTCTTACGACCACCACCAACTGCAGGACCTGGGCCAATACCTGGCGCACCAATTCCACCTGGAAAACTTGTCCACGGGCTTCCTGTCGGGACATCTTTATACCATGAGACAGGTGCAGGCATTATATCTATAAGATCATGTTATAAAAAATTTGACCCCTAGCCTAAGCAAAATGAATGTACATACTCCAAGCATGGCAAACTTTACATTTCACCTTCTTGATCTTTATGCAAGAGATCAGCTTACTGAACAGGCCCCTGAAAAGGACACGGGTGCAAGTGAAGACTCCGATGACATACCCTATAAAGCTAGTCATAATAAGGAACTGATTATACACCTATTCGGAGAAACCGTTGATGGACGTACAGTCCGTGCTAACGTTATTGGATTTCGCCCATGGTTCTATCTTAAACTTCCTACCGAACGCACAAATGAAGCAATTGATACACTCAAACGGTATATGGCAAGTAGCAAGATTCCCGTAAAGAATGTCGTCTTTAAACGGTGCTCTCATGAAACATTCTTCGGATTCACCGCACGAACCAAATTCCCCTTTCTATACATGGACTTTCCATCCCTCGGTATGTGGCGAGAAGCCAAAAATCTATTCCTGAATGATAGGTCTATACCTGCAACAAAACGACCCCTTGGTGCACCATATCGCCCTGGAGAGGCACCAGAGGTCTATGAAGCTAATATTGACCCAATGTTACGCTTTCTACATGTTCAAAACCTACAGCCATGCGGATGGGTAACAATTGAAGACGGCATGGAAGGTGTTGATGACTCTGACGGTATTCTCACAGTTACATGTGATTACCAGTGCATTGAACCATGCGCTGTTGCCTCACGTCCTGTTGCACCCTTTAATATCGCAAGCTGGGATATTGAGTGCTATTCTGCAACTGGCGACTTTCCCATAGCTAAGCGTAGCGAAAACTGGAAAAAGGTTAGTCGGTCATTATTAAATACTGCACCAGCAGATATTAAAGATATTATACTTGGTCTAATCGGCGATAGTACTATTAGTTTGAATAAGGCTGCAACTCCGAAAAATATCAGGGCATTTAATGAATATATGGCATCAGGTGCATTTGTAGATGCATTTGCAGACGTTGATTTGAAAAATGAAGAAGCTATTATTGAATTTGCTAAAAAATATCTTAAATCGTATGTGGATCCATGTGGCGACCCTGTCATCCAAATTGGTATTACACTTACTCGGGACTGTAAATCATTTGATCGCCACCTCTTTGTATGGCCCTCATGCGCACCCTGTGACGGAATAGTTGTTCATGCATATGCTGATGAAAAGTCAATGATAAATGGGTTCTTTACATGGATTGTTGATGTAAATCCCGATATCCTTATTGGCTACAATGTATTCGGGTTTGATGAAAAATATTTGTGGGAACGGGCTGATGAATTAAAATGCATTAATGAATCATCTGCCGTTCACGGGCTGAATCGGCTACATGATCTCGGACTAAGTGTAAAGTTGGAAGAGAAATTTATCAGCTCTTCTGCACTCGGCGATAATTTCATGTATATGTGGTCAACACAGGGTCGTCTTCAAATTGACCTCTATCACTATATTCGGCGATCTGCTACGCTTCCCAGCTATAAGCTAGATGAAGTCACGAAGAATTATATGTCAGGAAAACTAAAGTCCTATCGCATTGTAGGCGATGACCTATTTCTAGATGTGGCAGGAGCCATTAAAGATATTCGTGCTGGACGAGCAATATGCCTACTAGATGCTATCGGCGAATCCATCACTGATAAACTATTAGTCCTTAGTGTAGATGGTGCAACAATTAGAGTTGCATGTCCCACTGATCCCAGTACTATTACAGAACTTGCCGATGCGCAGAAATGGGTTGTTGTTAAAGATGATGTTTCTCCACAGGACATTTTCAGATTACATCGTGGCTCTGCTGAAGATCGTGCAATAGTTGGTCGCTACTGTTTGCAGGATTGCGATCTAGTCTTAGAACTATATAAGAAACTGGAGGTCTTTAATAATGCAATGTCCATGGCAAATGTATGTTCTGTACCAATCAGCTATATCTTCATACGAGGGCAGGGTATCAAAGCAGAGTCCCTTATCTTTAAAGCATGTAGGGATAGGGGTACACTCATTCCTGTAATGCCTGCGCCTAAACAAAAGGGTGACGGTACCGCAGAAGAAGATGGATATGAGGGTGCAATTGTTCTAGATCCTGTACCAGGGTTCTATTCACAATCTCCAATTGGTGTAGCAGATTTTGCCTCATTATACCCTTCAACGATTGAGAGCGAGAATATCTCACACGATTCTCTCGTGTGGGTAAAGGATTTTACATATACAGGTACACTTGTGGCAAACATATTTGGATCTGAGGAATATGATGGAATGGAAGGATATGGCTACACTGATATTGAATTTGATGTATGGCGACCTGATCCAGCTGATAGGAGAAAACACCCTGTAAAGATTAAAGTGGGGCGACGCATCTGTCGTTATGCACAGCCATTAGACGGTGCAAAGGCAACCCTGCCAGAGATTATTCGTGGGCTACTAGCTGCGCGAAAGGCAAAGCGCAAGGAGGCCGAAAAAGAGAGCGATCCTGAGCGGGCGGCTTTACTTGATGCCGAGCAACTGGCGTACAAATTAACAGGCAATTCCCTATATGGACAGCTCGGGTCAGGTACATTCAAAGTGCGACTGCAACATTTGGCCGCATCTGTAACGGCGTATGGTCGTAAGCAAATTCTGTTTGCAAAGGCAGTTATTGAGAAGTTCTATGAAGGTGGCGTTGAGAGACTGGGTGGAACAGTTACATGCGATGCCAAATGTGATGCAAAAGTTGTATATGGCGATTCTGTTACAGGTGATACTGCCCTACCAGTATCTATTAATGGAATTGTTCAAACAAAACGAATTGATGAACTCATTACTTCTGATACCTGGAATATATGGCATGAAACAAAGGAAAGTATTGATCTAGTTAATATTTCAGTATGGACTGAACAGGGTTTTACACCAATTAAACGTATTATTCGCCATAAGCTGCATCCTACTAAGAAATTATATCGTATTAATACACATTCTGGTATTGTAGATGCAACTGAGGATCATAGTATTATACTTGCAGATGGCACAGATGCATCTCCAGTAAATGTTGCAATTGGCACTGAACTCCTTCACAATGCGGATATGTTTACGCATATTATTCCAACTAGCACAATATTTACAGAAGATGATGCATATATTATGGGCCTATTAGTTGCAGACAGTGATTCTCCTAAATATACATTATTGTTAGAATTCGGCGAAATAGAATTCGGCGAAATTGATAAGTATATAGATCAATATAAGGATCTATTCTATAATGAGCATTGTGAGAAACGTATTCCTCAAGAAATTATAAATGCGCCATTATCAATTGTGCAATCTTTCTGGAATGGATTCAATACAGGATGTCGCAATATTGGGGCATTTGACGGCACGTCATTTGATCAAAAAGGAAAAGATATTGGTACTGGAATGATGATTCTAGCACAACGCCTTGGCTATTCATTAACTATAGATGTATTAACTGATGGAACATTTCACTATACAATAAATAAACAGTACACTTCTTCAAATGCTATTAAGAAAATGTATGAACTTCCTCATCCTGGAAAAGATACATATGTATATGATCTGGAAACTGAAAATCACCACTTTGCAGTAGGTCCTGGTTCGCTCATTGTTCATAATACGGATTCACTATTTATTGAGTTTAATCCATGTGATGTAGCATCGGGCGAACGCCTTGTAGGACGGGATGCTCGTCAAGCAACTATTGATCTGACAGCAGAAGCGGGGCATTTCATTACACATTCTCTAAAGCCACCTCATGACTTTGAGTTTGATAAGGTATTTGATCCAATGCTAATGTTCAGTAAAAAGCGCTACGCAGGTCTCATGTATGAGAATAATGCAGATGAATATGTTCATAAATATATGGGAATTGCATTGAAACGTCGGGATAATGCCCCAATTGTTAAGACGATATTTGGAGGCGCTATGAAAAAATTACTCTTAGAACGGGATGTATCAGGTGCAACTCTACTTGTTAAGAAACTTTGTAATGAGCTTGTTGAAGGAAAAGTCAGTTTGAGTCAGCTGACAGTTACAAAGTCATTAAGGGCTGACTATGCAGACCCACTTCGTATTGCACATAAAGTTCTTGCAGATAGAATTGCGGTACGAGATCCTGGCAATGCACCTGCATCAGGTGATCGCATAGGATTTGTATATATAAGGCCTAAACCAGGACAGGAACATGCCAAGTTGCAGGGAGATCGTATAGAAATACCATCATATGTTCGTGATCGTGGACTTGCCCCTGATTATCAGTTCTACATTGAACATCAGATTCAAAATCCAGTTTCACAGATGTTTGGCATTGTACTAGAAGACATGCCTGGATTTGACTGTCGCCTTCTAGCAAACTGTCCGACTGATGCCGATAAGCGAATTATTTGGAGAGAGGGAATAGCAACAGATATCCTATTCCATGAAGCACTGCAGAGATGTGGTATACATGATAAACGACAGTTTATGAGTGCATTCTTTGGCACAAGTGTACATGGAAATATAGTAAAAAATGTAATTGTACCTGGAAAGGCCACGGTTATTGGTAAAAAGCCAGTTCAATCCACATTATCAAACTACATACTAGATACATATATAGTAAGCACTATCTCTAAAAAGCGTAAAAAAGACGTATAATATAAATACCTATAAAGAAGATGGACCTGTATATATTATCTAGTGAAGAATGTCGCACTGCCCTGCAATATGCAGAATCAAAAGATGCATATATTACACAATGTCTAGATTCACGTGCAAATTATATAGCTCGTACAAATACAGTATATAAACCCGCCATATTATCAGATTCAGACTTTACTGCATATGATCAACTTTTAACTGAATTTGTGCGTCATATACCTGCTCGTCTCAAAAAAGAATTAGATTATGCAAGTATTGCAATTATAATGCCATCTGCTGATAATGGATTTCCACATACACGTCCAGATAAAATAATATGTTTTCCACAATCTGCATCAATGCCACTTCTTCAAACATTTATTCATGAACTGTGGCATTTACATCAGAGGCGATATCCTGATCTATGGAATAAGCTTTATACACAATCTTGGGGATTTTCTAAATGGAATGGCTATTTACCTGACGAACTTGGTGCAAATATTCGTCTAAATCCTGACACAATACAATATGGACTTTTTTGTTGGAGAAAAGAATGGGTACCTCTACCAATATTTCTCTCACCTACTAATCCACAAATGAACGAAAGTGCAATATGGTTTTTTAACATACAGACTCGTAGATGGAAACATTCGCCACCTGAAGCATGGTCTGATTATTTTGGCAGTAGCCACATTCCTCCCTCTGCAAATGAACATCCTAATGAACTAAGTGCCTACATGCTCAGTCAAATTACACACGATACACGAGGCCCACCTGCATTTGTTGATCTTGTAAAGGCTGTTGGCGTTACTTCATTTAAACCATAAAACATAAAAAACATAAAAATCATAAAATGCGCAGCCATTTAGCACATGTATCTACTATATTCATATTTTATATTTATATTATATAGATGTGTAGGGGCGGCGCCATTAATACTGGCTGCCATAGTGTTATAAATTTAGCCGATTTTGGTATAGATGGCGGTATAGGATGTATTGCTGATAGTGACTGGGTCCGATCTATTATAGTGCCATGCCATATATGTGAAAGTGATCCTAAATATATTTTATGGTTGCCCTGTAAAAAAGTGTATTCTGCGGTTCAATTGGAAGATGGTATGCATGGAATCATTGATGGCGGGATTAGAGAAGATAATGGCTATAAACATCGTGTCATGATTAAACGGGCAAAAGTTATAGGTAGAACACTTTTACAGGAAGCTCTCATTCAGAAAGTAGTTTATGAAAGCCTTTGTAGAGGTAGATTTCCATTAGGAGCTGCTAAAGTATATGATATTATAGGGCTAAAAGATAATACTGTGTGTTTTACAATGGAGCCAATGATGGGGCAAAATCTGCAACTACTGATAGAAAAACGTATTGGGTTTGATTTATCTAAGCTAATCATTGAAGTTCTAATACATATTAGTGCAATGTTATGGCACCTTATGGCTGATATTGGCATGAATCACAGAGATCTTAAACCGAGTAATATTATTATTCATGAGTGCGATGAAGAACTAGATAAGATTGTGTCAATTAATGATATTAAACTTACTCTACGATCTAGATTTGATGTTAGCTTTATTGATTTTGGGTTTAGCTGCGTTGGAATAGAGGGTGGCGGCTTGAAAGCTGGAAGTGTATATGATGAAGCAGATCCATGTCCAAAAGATGGTCGTGATATGTACATGTTCCTTGCATTTATGTATTTTTATACACATCGTAAACTGCCTGTAGACATGGATGTACTTTTTTCAAAATGGCTGAATGTTGATGGATGTAATATGACAGGATTTTTAAAGAGTCCGGCAAATTTAAGAGATAAGAGGGAAGTATTAGATTGGATTTATAAAATTACTGGAGATCCTAGAGTTGTGCGTTTGAAAACGACACCTGAACAGATCGTACGAGATCTGCTTAGTATAATCTAAAGTAGATCACTATTATTATAGGATAGATGCAATGACAAGTGATATTTTTACAGGAAATAATACAAAAAATGGAGTAAATGGGTCTGATGTATATACAGAAGAAGGTGTTGGAAATTCACTAGCTGCCCTTTTTACAATGCTAGTGCGCAATGGACACTATAATATTAAAAAAACACTTGCCAATATGGAAATTACTGATGTTAATGGTAAAGATCTATTTGTTATGGCATTTCAGACTCGTGATATTCGTGGAGGAAAGGGTGAAAGGGAACTCTTTATACATATGATTCTTGAACTATTTATATACTATCCTGCAAAAATGAATGCAATGATACAGCTAGTACCAGAATATGGTTGCTGGAAGGACCTCTGGTCTATGTGGACACTTGCTGGACTATATAGTGATGGTGCATGGGTATCAAAAGTAAGAACGTGTATTGACTCGTTTGTATGTGAACAGTTTCGTAAAGATTGGGTTGCACTAGATATATATGGATCAAGCGCTACACTGTCATTACTTGCCAAATGGCTACCAAGGGAAGATGGCCTTAATGACTTTATATCCCTGCACCTTGCACAATGTCTTTTTCCAAGCACCTTGAATTTGGATAATCAACGACGTGAATATCGCAAAGCATGCTCTGAAATGAATGCACATTTGAAAACGGTTGAGATTAATATGTGCGGTGGAAAATGGAGTGATATTGAACCAGGTAGGGTGCCAGGGCGCACTATGTATAGAAATAAAATGGCCTTTCTAAATCTTCCACCTAATATGATATATCTTAAGAGACATACTATTCAGCAAAATAGTAAAAAGATGCATATACCTGGACAGTTTATACAATCTAAAGATATTAATAATATTCGGTATCCCTATAGCAAAGATCGCATGGCATGTCGTGAAAACTTTATAAATCATATTGAAATGGCAAAAAATGGAAAGGCTGTAATTAAAGGTGCTAATGTCATTATGCCTCATGAAGGTATACGGGTACTTCTAGATGCGCCAAGATATGACAAAGTACGTGATGCATATGCAATAGCTTAGACCAATTAACATTTAAAGGGTCTAAAGAGTGCCTAATACTAATGGGTAGGTGAGTATATAACTACCTTACGGGATTCTTCCAGCAATTTTTAACTAAATCCAAACTATAAGAATCCCGTAAGTTAGACTTGTAAATGTGATAGACTTGTTTCTATATTAGGTTTATCAATAATGAATGATTATTGAATCATATGAGCTATACCTGAAAATTTTTAAAATATCCTCATATAATATATTATGAACTTTATTTTTGATTTGGATGGTGTATTAGTAGATTTTAAAGATATTCATAAAAATGCATTTATACAGGCATGGAATGAACTAAATTCTACACATCATATATCCCCTACATTTCATTCAATTCACCTTGAAGCACGATCAACTAAACAAAAAATAGTAATTCTTACTGATTATTTCGGATTTGTTCCAAAAATATCAGATATTATGGATCGTAAACAGGATATAACAAAACAGTTATTAGCATCAGCATCTGTATATTCTAAAACAAAAGCTGCACTATTATGGGCATATGAAAATGGCATTTCAATATCGTGTTGTAGTAATAGTATACGCTCTACGGTATTAACATCACTTGAAAAATTGGTACCATTGTCTATATTCAAAATTATACTATCAAATGAAGATATAACACATCCAAAACCCCATCCTGAGATTTACCTGGAGGCATTAAAACGCCTTGGTATATGTGCAGATCAAGCTATCGTGTTTGAAGATAGTAAAGTTGGAAAAGATGCAGCTATATCAGCTGGTATACGTGTTATTGATGTTGTAGATGCACTTGATATAACACCTGGCTTTTTACAAACATGCCTTCGTACACAAATTCGTCCAATATTATCGCATATTAATGTGGTTATTCCCATGGCAGGTCTTGGTTCACGATTTCAAAAAGGTGGTTATAGTACACCAAAACCATTTTTACCTATATTTGGAATACCAATGTTTAAATGGGTTATTAAAAATATAGTTCCAGAATCCCTATTACAAAATACAACAATTCATATTATTGTACGTAGTGAACATAAATCACAATTTGTAGAACTTAAAAATAGTGATAATATTATTATTCACACAGTTGATGCACTAACTGAAGGCGCTGCATGTACAGTGTTGACAATTAAAGATCATATTAATACTGATTCTGCACTTGTTATTGCTAATTCAGATCAATATTTAGAATGGGCAATGGATGATTTCTATAGGTGTTTAGCACATCCAGATTGGGATGGTGTTATATCAACATTTGTTCAAGAAGACCCCACAGACCTTCGGTGGTCATATGCAACCCTAAATGCAGATGGACAGGTATTACGTGTAGAAGAGAAGAAATTTATTGGCCCACTGGCTACAACCGGCATTTATGGATGGAAACATGGTTCCGATTTTGTTAATGATGCAGAGGCTATGATTAGTTCAAATATTCGTGTTAATAATGAATTTTATGTATGTCCGGTTTATAATATTAATATTAATAATGGTCTTAAAATTCGTACACATAATTGTAATAAAATGTGGGGCCTTGGTGTACCCGCAGATTATGAGTATTTTTTAGAAAATTTTAAAAATATTCCTATGTAAATGTATACAACAGTATTACAGGGTATTTATTCACGTATAAATGATAATAGCTATCCTATTGCGCAAACTGAATTATTAAATGATAAATTGCAATATTGCAAAGCTATATGGACACTTGGTAAATGGATACCTACACCTGCATTTAACGCACTTATGACTGATCTACGAACACACCTGGGAGATGCTGGTATTATATATGCCGCAAATCCAGTATGCACAGATGCCCAACTGCACTGGACACTGTTTCAAATTCAGACATTTCCTGTACAGCCTATGCCTGTAAATCAGAACTTATTGACAGAAGCATCTATAGTACGTCATACAATCGGTTCATATCCAGCGTTGACTGTTGACTTTATTGGGATTTCTAAAACACGATATGGCCTATTTTTATGCGGTTACCCGTCGTTTGATGTAAATATATTACGTAATAATTTACGAAATAAACTTAATGATATTATTGAACCACATCCTCAAGATATTTCACATGCAACACTATTCAGATTTACAAAAGAGCCAACTGCTGATATGCGAACATGGATTGATATGACAGTATCTAAATATGCAAATATTTCATTACTTCATTTTGTTCCCCAAATATGGGAATATGGCTATGGTACATGGTTTCAAAATTGTAATAGTGTTGTAGGCACATTACGGACCCCATATGAGGTACTTTCACGATGGTATGCACATCCACGATGGATTTTACATCGTGGCCTAACTAATGGCCCTGATAAGAATATGGAAAATAATGAAACACAACTATTTAAACGCCTCAGTGAAGGATGGGATATTGAAATTGATATTTGGAAAATAGGGGATTCGTGGTGGCTAGGTCATGATGCACCATCTAATCGCCTTACTAATATAGACATATTAATACATCCTCGTGTATGGGTACATTGTAAAAATTTACAAGCATTGGCACAATGTACAGCAATGTTAACTCATATAAATAGTCCACACTATTTTACACATGATTCAGATATTGCAACATTAACATCACATCAATATATTTGGGCATATCCTGGACATATTGTGGACAGTATACGGTCTATATGTGTTATGCCTGAACGTGTTGGATTTAATATGGCTGAATTAACATTATGCGGAGGAGTATGTTCCGATTTTCTACCTAATCATTTTTACTAGACCAATGTTCATGTATTTTTTGGGAACTTTTTTCTAAAAGGTTCAAAACAGAATGACAGATGAATCCCGTTCTTTTGCATATGTGCCATCTCAAGGTCAAAAACGTAGAGCTATACAAAAAAGTATTCTTATAGATGGCGTCGAAGAAATCAAGATCGGATATATTTATATGATACGGACACGGGAGTTCAAATTACTTGGGCGGCATGTGTATAAGATTGGTAAAACAGTGCAAGAGATTGATACACGTATACGTCGCCTAACAGAGTATACACGAGGATCAGAAGTATTTGTATTAGAGCAGGTGCCACCTGAATTAGTAGGACATGCTGAAAATAAGATTTTAGAGGAATGTCGGCGAAAATGGGGAGCTGGTCCAGATGGAAATGAATATTTTGAAATTCCCACAGGAACAGTCGGTGTTTTAGAGGCCAGGGATATTATTCATCGTATTGTTATGGAACTTTGTAGAGGATCTATGACTTTATAGCTTTATATTACATCTACCCATCCATTAATCATACTAGTGGATGCATCTCTTGTTGCAACAAGATTCTTGAATACTGGTCTGCCAATATCCCATCCTGGCTGTACCTTAAGATCTCCAATTACTGCATCTGTACCAAAGTATGCGTGTGTAACACCTTCTTCCTGAAGTCCATGGCCGAGTGTAACACACTCTACACCTTCTACGTCCACAATATGTCCACTATCTAGTACAAAGTTATAGACTTTTGATATGAGGCGAGATGTATAACTTACAATATTTGCGGGAAACTTCCATTCGCCAGATACTCGTACAGGATGCCATGGTGTAATACATAGTTTACCCATCTGTGACATAGGCTGTGAACGGGCATATGTATTGCATTCAACAACTACACGGACCTTGGCAGAACCAGTTGGCGTCCATACATGTTCTCCTACAGAAATATCTTGAATTTGTTTCAAAGTATTATCTGCCATTTTAATCATACACTCTCCATGAAAGCATCCGCCACTCTGATTATGAAAGACGCCCATATTCACAGCAGTAATAATACTACTAATACTTTTATACGCTTGACCAGATGCCTTTGGTGGGGGCAATTCACAGAATATTTTATCCCCAATATCCTGCATTTGATGAAAGAGTTCACCTCCATATATTTGTAGACCTGGATCCTTGAAATTCATAGACTGTTGAAGTATTTGTGCCTTAATATATGCCCTCATGTAGGCCTCCCCCCATTTACCAAAGTACTGTGGAGCTTTACCAATCTGCCCCTCTGATTCAGTTGGTGAATTTATATCAAGTAACATGGCCTTGATATTTGAACATGCTGTAGGAATATTATGAATTGCCTCAAATTCATTAAGAATTGCTGTAGCCCTAGCCGTATTACCTAGTTTTCCCTGTATAATTGTAGCCCTAATTGTAGATATATAATTACTATGCGCTGCAGCAACGCTTTCCAGGGGATCTTCACATATAGTTACATGATGTAGTACATCTGAGCCAACTGCGCACTTTATATTATTTGAATTGACTGGAATAACAATATCACGAGGTTGACCTAGCAAAATTGCTCCAGTATTATATGTATATTCAATATCATTATCGGTATATTTTATTACCATATTTGGTACAGCAGTAGACAGAATATTCGCCAAGAAGTTGATAAATACTGTACCAACCATTGAGCAATCAGGAATAAATCCGAATAGGCCATTTCCCCAGGTTGCAATATTTTCTAAGAGCTCACTGTCAAGATTGTAGCCAAACCCGAACGTGTGAAGTGACCACGGGTTTTTCATATTAAGTGACATTAAAGTTTGCATAATGCCACGGGGTGGATTCACGTTCGGCAGACCATCTGTAAATAGTATGCCGACAATGTTACTACCAGCAAATTCTGGCTTATTTGCTAATTGTGCAGCTACACGAATTCCATCCCAAATATTTGTCTGTGAATCAGGATTTATATTATCTAATGCATCATTAATACGACGTTTTCCCGCATCAGTCATATGAATTGGTGAAACGACTGTCTTCGCAGAAGTACTAAATGTTATAATACCAAATGTGTCATTTTCATTTAACATTGCGCAAATTGTACGAACTCCATGTTTAAGTAGATCCATCCTCGTAAAGCCATATGATTCTGTGCCATCTGCTAATCCTGCACGTTCACCCATAGAGCCTGAATTATCCAGAATGCCAAAGAGACTAACAGGCTGACGAACACCTGTTGCAGGAGGTGTGATTTTTACATGAAGTTGTTTTGCATGTAACTTAACAGTAGTTGTTACAGGTACTGGTGTAAATACACTTAATGGTACTATAGTACCTTGTGTAGGGGCATTATGTTCTTCAATCATACTTCGCAATTGATGATTGGGTCTCAGATCGGATATGATCATATATTGACGAGTCTTAGGTGATGTACTATGTGTTTGCAGCCATTCAGTAATGGCGGCACGTTCATAACTATGGCCATCTGATCCAGTTACAGGATCTACCATACACATAAATGTGATAGGGCAAAGCATCCAATCAGTAGACATTTTCTTAATAAAATTATTTGATTGCATATATGTCAATTTTTTATTGCATATTGCGTTACTAAATGCCAAGTTTACTTAACATATCAATTAATGGATCTTCCTCAATTGCTGTTGAAGCTCCAAACATATTTGCTAGATTATTTACGTTAGCATTTGATGGTTTTGATGGTTTTGATGACTTTAATGACTTTGATGACTTTGATGGTTTCAATGATTGTTTAAATAATATTAACTTGTTATATGTATACTCATTTATATCTTTTAGATGATTATTAAAGGCAGCCTGTGCATTAGTATTAAATGTATAATATGTATCCTTAATAAATTTAATTAGATCATTAAAATATTCTACAGGATCCAACTCATTTACTGTATTTACTCTATTTTTTTCATTTACTTCTCCAAGTGCAATTGTTAATTGATCTTTTATATGCTCATTTATATCTAGAATAGTAATGTGTAACATATCACGCTGTTCAGTTCTATGTGTATCTAATACATATGTATCTAATTTTATAATAATATCAGCAAGTAATTTTAAAGTCTTTAATGAGCTAGGGTGATCTAATATCTCTCTACTTATTCTTGGAGCTTTAATTGATTTATATAATTTACGTGAAAGTCTAATACTCTTTATTTTCGGAGCTTTAATTGATTTAAGATGGTGTATAGGGGTATGTTTAGATTTATGTGTAGAGTTACGTATATGTTTCCCCATCCTATTATATATAGAGAAATACGTATCTATAGGTATATTACCGTACGCATATAATCAATGCTCCATATAAATTATAGTAAATTTCACAAATATAAATGAGCACACTATACTATAGATATGGGTACTCGTGTTTCAAAATCTATAAATATTGCTGAAACAACTAAAAATGATTTATCTGATTCTATCGTATATATTGACATGTCCGGTATAGCTATTATAATAAATGATGTATTTAATGATCCTTTAAAGCCATCATTAGATATAACAGATGTTCCTCTAGACATTCCTTTAGAAATTCCTTTAGAAATTCCTTTAAAAGTTCCTTTAGAAAGCCCTCTAGTTAGCCCTTTATCACTGTTAGAAGCACTAGACTCCTGTCAAGTCACACACATGTCTACATTTCCAGGTATATATAATATTATTGTGAATGAGGAAATACGTACAACGTGTCCGTGTTTACATGAACTAATTATATACGCTGTTAATGCTATGTTACCTAGTACACAATACCTTGAAGAATTATACGGCGAACCCCCCCGAAATCAAATAGTTAGTAATAAATATAAGAATATATAGTCATTAACTACCTTTACTCTTCCATTGCGAATCACATACATTACAGATATACAGAAATTTCAAATTCTCTGCATCATATTTCAGGTAGATTACATCCTTCTTTGCAGATCCCTCATTTGATGCACATCCTGCATTTGGACACTTAATTGTATCTACATGCGGAAGGGTCGGATCCAGTTTTGTAAACTCATGAAGAAGAATCTTATATCCCTCTGATGTACGTTCCTGGAGATTTGTCTCTAATACAAGTCCACCCTTCTTATCTTCTTCCTTATAGCCACATGTCCTACAAATACGAAGCAGTGTATCTGCAATAGGGTCAGATTCGGTCGTACCCTCTTTACGCCTTTCCTTATCTTCTGGGGCCGAAAGATATAAATAGTTTTTACAAAATGGACAAAACTGCATTACTATCTATACATATATGGGAAGTTTAAGTCAATTTTTTAGGTATTACATAATCATATAATGGCGATCCAGTTATAATATTATTATTATCCCTACAATATCTAATAGGGTTCCATCCACAAAAGTCCATTATACTGAATTCATATTTATTCATCCTATCTGTATACCAGGCCTTTGAAACAAGCCTATGAATTTCATGATGCGGAAGTGCATAGAATTCCCTATCACTGCTCATTTCATCCATACTCAATGCTAAATATACAATTCGTATACAAAGAAACTCTATAATATTTAATTCATCCGATTTATGCGCCGCAATATACTGAGTGTATATAAAGGCTGAGCATGTTCGGAGAATGTCTATCATATTATGATCATTTATCTGTATCATATCACGATGCTTAAATAATCTGGCAGAAATTACATCTATAATAGCCATGTTTACCCTATAATATGTACAATATATTAGTCAAATTTACATACAGCTGTGCATAAAAATTTGAATCATTTTTGCCCCTATAGGGTAGATTGAAACAATGCCAAACATAGAGAGTCCAACACTTGATGGGGCAATTGGAGCATTCTTACGCAAATATGAAACTGGAAGGGGGGAGCCATGCTCTGTTACAGGCATGGGTGCAGTTAAAGGGCGATGGATGATCCGTGATGATGATTATCCCGAGTTTATGAACCTATTACATGACTACCTATTCGTCAATCATCGCCGTCCAAATAATCTAGTAGAACAGCGTCGTCCAGATGGCCTATCCCCACTTCTGGTTGATCTAGATTTCAAATATAATGTTGAATCAGCCATTCAGCGACGATTTAGTCAATCCAATATTCGTGCATTCATTAGGGTCTATGTGCAGGTACTAGATCAGTTCTATGATCTTTGTGGACTTGATATGCCTAAAAGATTGCGCTTCTTCATTTCGCTGCGCCCCGCACCCTACGAGGACAAGAAAAAGGATGGGCGAAGTATAAAAGACGGCGTACATATACAGTGTCCTGATCTTATACTTTCAGCCGAACATCAGCAGATTATTCGTCTACGTATGCTAAATCTAGAGGCCCTGCAGAGGGCATTTGAAGGTACTGGTTATACCAATAGTGAAAAGCTAATTTATGATGAATCTGTTGTAAAAGGGACGGCTGGATGGTTTCTCTACGGCGAATCCAAGCCAGATATTCCAGCATACTCTGTCACATCCATCTATACATATATACCAGAACGTGGGGAGTTTGTAGAAGAAGATATATTAGACTACAATGCTCGGGATATTCTAGAGTCACTCAGTGTTCGCTATGGTATTCGGGATATGAAGGTTGTAATGCGGGATGATAGTGAATGGGAACGCCTTATATCACAGATACGATCCCCTATTGTAAAAGTTAGTACAGAAACAGTTGAAGATAATGAAAAGCGGGAAAAACTTAACACGTTAATTACTGCCCTATTACCTGATGCAAGTACATCGGATGATGTTACCTTTGCAAAGATGCTAGTAGAACGATGCCTGTCAGTAAATCGTGCAAATGAGTTTACTTCATGGATAGAGGTTGGGTGGTGCCTTCATGCAATTGAGTCATCTGAAGAGATGTTTAATACATGGATGGATTGGAGTGCAAAATCGCCCAAGTTTAGCTCAAATAATATTAATATGCTACGACGAGACTGGGTTAGGGGCTGGAATCATTCAGGTAAGACATTTACAATTCGTAGCCTTTACCTGTGGGCGAGACAGGACAATCCATCAGAATTCAAAAAGCTACAGGATGAAGACATAACCTGCTTTATTGAGCGTGAAGTAGATGGTACACATACACATATTGCTCGTCTAATGAAGCGTATGTATTGTGATAATTATAAGGCGGCCGTTGATTCTAAAAAATCAGAATGGTATGAATTCAAGGATAATTCATGGCGCAAATTAGCACAAGGCATTGAACTACGCAATAAGATGAGCACCGAAGTAGCCGATCACATTGATCGCACAAAGGCCAAGATTCGTAAACAGTTCAAGGAAGCACAGGCAAATGGCGGGTCCGATGAAATGGATGATATGATAAAGAAACGTCTCAAGAAGTTTAATGATATTGAGACAAAGCTATATACTGCGGGTTTTAAGGACTGTGTTATGAAAGAGTGCGTGGGCCTATTCTATGAGGAGGAATTTCAAAACAAGCTGAATGCTCAGCCATATCTAATAGGGTTTAGTAATGGCGTTCTCAATTTACGTGCAGAACGCACAAATGCTGATGGAAATATAGAATACTATTGTGAATTTCGTGACGGTAAACCAGACGATTATATAACATTTCAGGCTGGGCGCTGGATTCCTAAACAATGTGATCCAATTGCCTATGTGCCATATGATCCATTTGATACAATTCATGCGGAAATTGACGACTTTATGACAAAGGTATTCCCTCGTGCAGATCTACGGGCATATATGTGGCGTAAGTTGGCGTCCTCTTTAGAGGGTACGAATCGTGAGCAACGATATGATACTTGGATTGGCGTAGGTGGCAACGGCAAGTCTAAGCTTGTAGATCTTATGTCTATCACACTCGGCGACTATGCTACATCACTACAAAGTACAGTACTAACCCGCAAGAGACCTGAATCGGGTGCTGCCAATCCTGATATTATGGCAGTCAGAAACAGGCGATTTATCTATATGGCAGAGCCCGATGACGGTGAACCACTCAACACATCACGTATGAAACAATTCACTGGAGAGGATGTTGTAGAGGCAAGAGGCCTATTTGAAGATCAGAGCAAATTTCAGATCACAGGTAAAATGTTCATGCTTTGTAATAAATTTCCAGCAATCCATGCAATGGATCGGGGAACGTGGCGACGAGTTATGGCAGTACCATTTGAAAGTAAATTCGTAGATGCAGAATCTGAAGAGGGAAAAGATATTGACCCGAAGAAGAATATATATGCCCGTGATAATCACCTAGATGCAAAACTGAAACGATGGCGATCGGCATTTATGAGTCGCCTGGTCTATATATATGAGACCGAGTATCTTAAACGTGGTATTGAGCCCATTCCAGCTATTGTAAAGCAGGAATCGGAGAATTATCGTGCACTCTTTGACTCGTTTGGCAAGTTCAAACAGGCCCGTATTCGTAGTGGCCCTGGTGAAGAAGTAACAATTAAACAGGTTATTCGTGCATACAAGAACTGGTACGAGCAGGTTGGAACAGGTATTGGCGGTAAGAAGCTATCCCAAACAGATCTTCAAAAGCGTATGGATGATGAATTTGGTGCACCATATGATAAGAAGACCTATAAACGTATTCAAGTCTTTGAGTCTGATGAAGATATTGAAGAATATGAGAGGAGTTTGACAGAGGATACTCATAATACTGAAGCAACTACTGGTAAATCAACTATAATTATAAAAAGTTAGTAGCAATAATTATGCCAAATGCAACCGCAAAAAGTGCACCCACTATAGCCATCCCAATTGCGCCACCTGTAAAATTATTTTGTTGTATATACCAGTACATCATTGTTAAAATGAAAAAGACATATGCAACTGACAGAACAACTAGAGTATAATCATCCAATACATGTATAGTTTTTTGTGCAAGTGTATCTGGCAATTGATCTTTTGCATCAATAAAATCTCGGTCTGTTCGCTCTATAATTGCTTTATTTGTATTACTATTTGTCTCTAATTTGACCTTACGATCCTTCAAATCCTCATTTCGCATACGAACCTGATCAAGTGTTGATTGATCGGGTGAAGCCCCTAAAATAGAATCCCCAGAAAGAAGGAGATCACTATATATTGCACTCATACTCTGAAAATCGGCATTTGGATTATTTGTATCATCTACAAATGATTTCATGCGATTCAACTCAGTTGTATTAGCACATTGTTGTAATTGAGTGTATAGTCCTGGTATTTTATTCAAACTCTTACACTGACTTGCAGCATCATTGCCAGTTGCAGGCGGTGGTGGTATAATGACAGCCGACATATCTATAATAGTATATTGTTATTGATATAGATACATAATCCGCATTCTTATCGGGGGGCACTCATAGATGCTAATCCTGCCTGTAAGGCAGAAGCACCCTGTCCAATTCCACTCTGTAAACTAAGTGATGCACTATTAAATGCAGAAAATGCTGAATTCTCTATACCAGTAAGGCCACTTTCTATGGACTGTTTAAGACCACCATCACATATATTTGGAGTAGGGACTGGATTATATACTGGAAACTTGCGACGATTCCAATATCGTCCGTCACGAAGGGCATTTGTAAACTGAGAACGATTAACAACGGTGAATATAAAGATTATTGTAATAATAAGGGATATAACTAGAACAGATATTGTAGGTAAAATGCCCCGCATCCAGACAAATCCAAGCAGTGATATGGTACAGAGAATGATAAAGAGTTGACTATAAATAAATAGTGTATCCATCTTATTTGAACCCGACCATTGGTTTATCTCATACTGACGCTTTGCAAGATCCCTGTCGTGTACAACTGCATCTGCAGAACCTTTCTGCGAATTATATACCTGTTCTTGAAGCTTATTCAAATCATCATTACGCTGATGATAATAATAGACCGCCCGTCCTGTATCGGATGCCCGTTCCAGATCACCGTATACCTTTTGAAAAGTTTCGTCTTTTTTGCCTGTAACATCTTTGAACAGTTTGTCCTGAGATTCCTGTAAGTACCGCTGAAGTGCCTGTGGATTATCCTTTAATTGTTGCAATGCATATGACATTTCTACATCCTGAAATAGCTGCGTATACCTGACCGCCTGATCAAGGTTGGCCATTATCTAATGTGCAGTCCCAAATAAGTATGTACACCTTTTCTCATTTCAAACGCCGATTTTTTCTAAAAATAGATCCAATGATATTGGATACCACATCAAAAACGTTCCTGTATTATTACTACATTCAGTATAATATTATTTTTATTATACACTAAATAATATGCATTTGAAAGGGGCTGTGATGTGATATATTATGAACTAGCAGATCTATAGAGGTATACTAAGAGACCAACCATAACAACATTCATAAAACTATAGAGTGTAAGCATATTGTTTGTTGAATCCGCCCTCTCCTTTGTATACTTTACCATATCTTTATAGAGAACTGCTGTAGCCTGTTGTGATGAAAGTATCTTATTTTGTTCTGTAAGTTTATCTGAACGTGTCGCCAAATCCGTATTAAGGGAGTTGATTTGCGTATTCTGTTCTTGCGTATATTTAAGACGGGACTTGGCAATCTCATTACATAATTGTGTTAGATCATTAAGGCGTTTATTAAGGGCAGTTGATGCAGCTAAATAGGTATTTGTTAGTTGTTGATTTTGCTGATTTGCCTGTGTATAACCAGCCTCTAATTTACTAAAAAGTTGTTGAAGGGCATAGCGATATCTAGAGTCATAGAAGCAGTATTCAAGTTTAATGTCATCAATAAATGCACGATCTTTTGTCATATATTCTTCTACTGTCTTACCCTCGTTAGAGGTTGCACTCATCGGCGGTGGCTTAGGAATTCTACCTGATGCTGTCATTGATGCAACTGTAGTCGTTAGTACATCTGATTTGAGTAGGCCCCGCCCATCACGATCCGAATCTGAAAATCCCCCATGTGGTAATAGTGCGGGTTTAGTTGAAGTTCCGTATATTGCTTGTAGATCTGAATCTGTCAGGTTTGTTGCGATCTGTCCACAGAATGCCATCTCCTACTACATTCATACTGCGATTTTCATAATTAAATTACATTTGCAATGCGGAGAGATAGGAAAATAACTACTATAACTAGGGCTCCCGAAAGTAGACCCCATATACGCCCGTCAGATAGGAACATTGACCAATCTGATGGCATTGACATCCACTCTGCAATTGGCTGAGCAATAGGAGGGCTAATCTGCTGAAAGAGAATGAGTGATCCGCCGATAAAGAGAATAGAGAGTGCCCATAGATATGGAATACTTGTAGGACGAAGTGGGCGACCCAATAGAAATAGTTGCTGCTTTGTGACATTACTGGGGTGAGACCGGAGCAACTCATCACGAAGTTCTGCAGATTTTACATCTTGATCTGATAGTTTTGCATCTTTCTCCAATTGTATTATTTGTTGCTGTAAACTACCGTTTTCAGCTAGTAACCGCCCCATATCACCCGCCGTTGATATTTGTTTTATTGATTTTGCCATATCCGTATTTAGTGCATGATAGGTTTGTTTATGACTATTAATACGGGAGTAGGCTGCAGTAATATTCGTATAGGCAACATCCTTGGTTGGATCCTCTGTAACACCACCTTTTGAAATATAATCAGCTGTTGCATTCTTAAGCATATTCAAATCAGTCGGTAACTGATTATTAACATATTCTAAAATTGGTGTATGCCGTGATTCAAATGCATCCCGTGCAGTTTTCCAAGGTGATGACATCCTATTGATTGTAGTTATGTTTTAAATCATGATTATACATTCATTTTAACAGTTTCCAATAGTGTTTTCATTGATTTGACAATTGATTGTTCAGGGTCAGCTATTTCCACTTCTGGTACTAGATCTTTCAATAGAATCCAATCATCCTCTACCGATTCACCTAGATCACCTGTCTCTATAAATGCAGATTGTGATGTCTTATAGTGTAAATATGCCTCGGATACTCGTAATGCTACCTCCTTTGACATTTTCCCACCATATTCAATACTATACTCTACCAGTCGTGTGCCTGCCGTTATTGTAAGGGCTGTCACTGTTCCTACAACAGTAGAAAGTGTACCTGCTGCCACAACTCCTGAATATGACATTGTCTCTTTTGTAGCATGTGCTGCTACTTTTGTTGCTAATTTAACAGAATATCCTGCAGCAGGACCTATAAAATATGATGTGCCAATACTAGCAGCTTCGCCCACAATATCAACTGTAAATCCTGTAGTAGATGCAACCGCATTAGATGCAGTACATGCCGCTGAAAAAGTGAGGGCTGCAACAATAATACCTGCAGTTGCACCAGCTACCGTAATCGTAACCCACGATTTTTTATCAGGCGATAGTGGCACCATGGCTGATTCCATTCCTATTCCTATGTATAAAGAAACTTATATCTCTACACGCATATTTATGCATTGTGTAAAATATTATATAAAATATTATATAGTATTTTATAATTAAAAAATACTATATAATACTATAAATTATTTTATAAAATATTTTAAGACAGTATATATTACACTTTATGGGCTAACAACTCTATAAAATTCATAGGTACCAGCTGAAGGGCTTGGGCGAATAATACGAATGATATCACCTGGAACTGCACCTAGAATACGCACAATTGGATCAACATGATAGCGAATCATTGGCATCTGTGCCTTAGATGTCATATTCCACTTTTCAAGAATATCCTTATGTTCTTCCTCAAGAACAATCTCGTGCTTTGGCACCATCGTATGCTGCCTCGGGTCAAATACAATATTTGGAATACTGAATATGGATGCCCTCACACTATTATTCACAAATGCCTTCAGGGCAAGTTGATGATGCACATCTGTCACTACATCAAGAATCATAATAATGGTTTCTGTTGGTTTTGGTGTATCTTTATCCATTAGAAACGACTCTAGCTTTTGACGACTCATGCGAGAGTAAATCACATCGCATGTGTATTCTGGGTTTGCCTTTTTCTTTACAGAAAAGCTAAGTCCAGGAAAGGCCTCTACCGCAACTGAAATTTCAGCCGGAGAAAACTTGCGATACTGCTCTACATCATACCCTCGCTCCTCTAAAATACTTAGAAGGGTAAGACGACTCCTATAGATATTATCTACGTATTCAAAGTTCATATTCTAATATTATTATTGTTTATGTGAGGGATCAATTTTATCCCAGCTTATTTACTGTAATATGTGCATTAGCTGCTGTAGATGGATTATAGTTTGATTGTGGCTGGGATTGTTGTTGTTGCCATTGTTGCGATTGTTGTGATTGGTGTGGTGGTCCTTGTTGCCCTTGTTGTTGCCCCTGTTGCCCACCATACATACGAAGCCCCCTTGGAAATCCTCTACGAAATCCACCTTGAGGTCTACCTGAAAGTCCTTCAGCCGTCATTGACTCTTTTGATGTATCAATATTAATTATCTTTGGCCCCATAGGAAGTGCTGATGGCATTATAACAGCTGGTGGACCTTGAGGATTTCCTACAGGATTTACTATTTGATTCTCTACAGGATTTACTATTTGATTTGCATATTGACTATCTGGCGTACTGCGTAGAAGTTCTGGCATAATATTTGAATTATAGCCATCTTCTTCTCCTTCATATGCATTATTGCCTTCTTCCCCTTCGTATAAACGTCTACGCATGTTATTCGTATTTATACCCCCTTCAGCAGGTGGCATATATGCTTCATTAACTAATAGTGCATCAATATCTTCTTCATCGTCTGCCTCATTTACAGTGGCAGTAATATCTGCACCCATTGCCTTTAGTTGTTCTACAGTAATTGTCTGTTCTGGTTGTGATACCATTAATTCGGGCACAACTACACTTGGATATGTAAGTTTAGGTAACTCTTTAATCACCTCTGTTGCAGTCGCAGAAAGCTCAAATGGGCGCAATGCCTGTGTGTCTGCTGTTGTTATGAAACGCATACCAATATTCATATATGTTGCAAGTTCCTGCTGTAAAACCTTTGTTGCATAGGGAAGCTCTACATTCACAATTCGTCCTTTTGGCCTAGATATAGGTGGCAACAGTTCCATTGTATTTGCCTTATCTCCAACATACTGTGCAGGACCTGAACAGAGTGGGCACATAGCAATATTAAGACGAGGATTATAGATCGGCATTGTTCCACATGATGTACAGAGTGAAATTGTAGATCCATCTGATCGTTCCATATATGATTCACGATAGAATGATGTCATGCTATGTGCAATAATAGAGTCTCGGTCCATCTCACCAATCTTCAGGCCGCCCTGATTACCCCTGCCTCCAGTCGGCTGATGGGTCCTCTGCTCTTTGCGACCCTGTCCTCTTGCCTGCCATTTATCCTCTACCATGTGCTTCAGACGCATACCATAGACTGGTCCCATAAAAATGGATGCAGGAATCTGTTCACCTGTTGCACCATTGTACATTACATCATTGCCATATTTTTCATAGCCCATATTCTCCAACCATTTACCAATCTGTTCTTCTGGAGAACCATCATTCATAAATGCGGTTCCATCACCAACAGCACCCAGGGCAATTGCAGCCTTACCAACCAGTTGCTCCAAATTCTGTGCAATTGTCATACGACTTGGAATAGCATGGGGATTCATAATCATATCTGGAATAATTCCATTAATTGTACGGGGCATATCGTGTCCACGAAGCATGGCACCGATTGTACCCTTTTGTCCATGCCGATTGGAATTTCCAGTCCATGTAGGCTTTCCATTACGTCGCACATAAAATACATGAGATGGTACTTCAAAGCAATATACATTACCAGTATATTTTTCATAATATTCGTTTTGTGCAGTATGTCCATGATTAACGGTGGGTTGATTTTTTGATTTAACAATGGTTGCTACATACGCATTAGCACCTTTACTAATTTTAATATGCACATCATGTCGCCTATATACATTTGCAGACCAACCAGCATGAAGGCATAGACGCTGAAAATCATTTAGAAGACCCTTTGAAGAAGTAACAAATTTATTTGTACCCGAATTTAATACGAGCCCTTTAATTAATAGTCTACACTGTACCTCACTTAGTTTCCATACCCATTCAGGCATTCCATTACTAAATTCGTATAAATATGTAGCTAATTGTTTGTTATTTATATATAGGCCCCTCTTATTTATACATGCAGTATATCCTAGATCTTTTATTAATACGAATATGTGTTCCCTATTTCTCTTTTTAATCTGCGATATTTCTACCCTATCTTCATACATATTAGTTACATTACTAATCCAATAGCCGATAAATTCCAACCATGCTGACATATTTAATTTGATCTCCTTAAATTGATACTCTGGATTAATATTTGTACCATTCTTCTTATATGATACCCGTTTACCATATATATCTTGTGCTTCAATTAATGAATATTCCTTTGAATGTCTTAACTTAACGTACATACTATGATTTTTAGTAACAGTCAAATCTACCTGCTGTGATTTAATCGTATATAATTCCTCATCTTTGCATTTAAATTTATATAGTGCTGTTGGATTTGCATATTCTATATTGCCACCATTTAATGTACACACCTTATCATCTAATGTTACGTCTACAATACCCTTCCAACCATCATTCGTAAGTACTTCATGATCTGGTGTTAAACAAAACTTATCACCCAACTCTGGTATTCTATCTTGTACAAGTCTGATTTTTACTAGACGACGGCCCATATTATCAACCATGACCGCAATTTTGTCAACCCGTCCAGTTGTCCATACCTGTGGCGTAATAGATGCATCTGTAATTATACCCAGTTCAGATGTCATATATGAACCTACCAATACAGTGTTCTCATCACAATATTCACCCTCTTTAATAATACCTCTGTCATCTAACTTATTGTAATTTAGCCCAGGTTTCAGATCCTTCCAACTCGCAATAAGTGCAGGATTTCCAAATCGTGTCTTAACTTTTGCCATCTCATCATCCTCTTCAAACGCCTCATATGAACGATACGCAATTGAACGAAAGAGTCCACGCTGAAATGCATCATGGTTGAAAACAATGCCATCCTCTTGATTATAACCAGTCCAACACGCAATTGCCAATATAATATTTGAACCATACGGCATACGACCCTCTCCCAGATAGTTTGTATATATTGTGCGAGTGAGTGGTGCCTCTCCATAGCAAAGTACATGTGCTGTATTATCAAAACGATTCTGCCAGTTAGAGGCATAGATTGAAATGCCCTGTTTGGACTGTGAACAGGAAAGCTGATTACGAGGTGATTGATTGTGATTTGGAAATGGAATTAGCGTGGTCATAATAGACATTATAGTTGATGGATGCACTTCAACATGAGTTGTCTCTGGCATAATATATTCAGGGAATGTTGCAATATATGACTCGTTATGTTCATAAGGATCTACATATTCAATTGCACCTGTAAAGGGTGCAAGGGCAGTAGGATATTCCTCTAATGGTTTATCTGCATATGGATCAATAAAATCAGTTGCATCTAGTCCAGCCTGAGCTCTCACTGTAAGAGTACCCATTACAAGATCTCTCCACGTTCTAAGTCCTGCAAGTTTTGCAGATGGAAGAATTGCCCCTGAACTGAGCCAGATTAGAGGGCGCAATGGTCGTCCACCATCTGCAAAAATCTGGACTTTGCGCTCTCTTATAGAAAATGTAGTACTGATAGAATACGGCAAACAACCTGACCTCTTTAGAGATTTGAGTACTTGGTCCAATAGCTGAGGCTTTGCAGTATATCCAAACATACCATTATTCAGATATACAGGTACAAATACGGATCGTTGCTCCATTGTAACATCCTCTGACAGATAGACTCTCCCCTTACTGCGTAGCCAGGCTGTAAAGCTGGTCATTTCAATCGGTGTAGAAATAGCAGAGAGTACATTCAAATTCTTAGTTACTCCAATAGATGATCCACTAGGTGTCTCATTTGTACAGAAATACCCGAATTGACTCGGGTGCAACTTTCTAGGCCCTGTCAACTTCATACCAGTATCAAAATTGAGAATAACACGGCGACAATGTGAGATAAAATCACAATATGAGAGGCGAGAAAGTGCCTGTAATACACCCGACTTTTCTTCACCTAGGCCAGTTCCCCATTTACCTTTGAATCCCCTCATAATACCCTCTGTCAGCATACCCTGTGCGAAAATCTTAGCAGTATTACCTGGCTGGAAAATATTGCGGAAATTCTCACCCTTATACAATGTTCTCTTATTAGCCTCATATTCACGATCAATTGATAGTGTGAATGCCTTCATCCACAACTTATAGGCATTACTGAATAACATCTGGACGAGAAATCCACTTGTGAGGCAACGCTGGTTGCGAATATCATCCCTATCAGTTCCCTTGTCAAATCCCTCGTTAACACGAAGAATACGGCGAACACAGTCGCCAAGAAAGAGGGCCTGTGATGTCGGATCATTTTGCATATGAATAAACATCTGATTACGAATAATGTCTAACACATGGGCTTCACTAAAGCCCTTCGTAAGTGTCTTAATATATTGAATAGAAAGGTATGTATTCGTAAATGGATACCCATCTACAATACTGGCATGGAGTTTAGGAAGCATGAGTTTTGCCTCAGGTGCCTCAAAATCAGGATAAATCATCCGCAAAATTTCTTCATCAGACTGAAAGCCAAGTGCACGAAAAAGCACAAACAGGGGAATGGATTTGCGCACAAATGGAAGACTTATTTGAAGTGTCCCCTCTTTACGCATATAACCAATTGAAACCCGCTTTACAAGACGGGTCTCCGCATTAAGACATGAAATGGACGAATAAATTTTTACTTTTGGATCAGATGCCTGTGGTGTAATATATAGGGTATTAAATGCCTGTTCTTGCAATGTAATAAGCACCTTTTCGGCACCACCAACCACAAAATAACCACCATGGTCATATGGACATTCTCCAGCTTGGCGTAAAAACTCTTTCGGTTTGCCATTTAGAACACAGTATCGGCTGTGAAGCATAATGGGGATTTTAAATAGTGGGAGTTTCTGAAATGTATCTGGCGATGGATCCAAGACCCTTGCAACTTTAACGCCGCCGTCTATCTCCGTATATGTGATCTTGACAAGAATGTTGGCGTAAACAGTAGATGCATATGTAAGATTGCGAAGCCTCGCTTCGTTCGGAAAGAGAATGCGGACTTCCTCCGTGTTTTGAAGACTGACTGTCGGAGTTCCTATCTCAATCTCTGTACCAGATTCGCCGCCAATATAGATCTCAACCTTGTAGCGATATGTATTTGTAATAGGATCTATCAGATCTTTCATAAGAAGAACAGGATTCTGTGATTGGAGAATAGATGGTAAATCCTTTTTGAGAAACTGATCATATGAATCAATATGATGCCGAGTATATGGATATGTTGTAGTTTTATAGTAACGATCAATCAGGCTTCGTGCCACCTGTTGCGCAGTATCTCCTGAACTCATCTACTCTCTATTTGGTAATTACTATAAGTTGTTTTAGTCACAAACAGATATTGTGTAAATATCTGTTTATGCCTATTTAATATGCTATGTTTAGTTAGTAGATAGATCGTTTTTAAGATTTACAACAATTGGTGATACTGCAAGATTAGGTACTTGACGGGCATTTGATGCCATCTGATATGGTAAGTTTATCTGTGTTGGATCTGGAGATGCTCCCATTGGTTGACCACGCCATGCAGAAATTGCATTTTGGCCTAGATTTGGCGTAACCGAAGATGGAAACATGCGCATAGCAGCCTGTTGCAAAGAAAACATACCGCCTCTAAGTTGTTTGCCACTGTTACGTTTACTGCCATTTTTGCCATTTTTGCCATTTTTGCCACCCTTCATACCAAATGCCGCTGGATATGCATTTGTCCCCGTACCTAAAGGAACTTGCGTAACATAGCGTGTTTGACCAGCCACAGGATCATATTGAAATGATTTTTCAGGATTCCAAAAGCCACTATCTACATATTTGGGTACTTGTGCATATGAGTTATCATTAACTCCACCCTGTACCAGATTAATACCAGGCCTTGTCTGATAGTCTAGTGGCGCACCCATCATATTCATATCTGCACCGCCACCTTGTCTCAGGCGACGAGTCTTTTTAGTCTTTTTCTCACTGCGAACATGATCTAAATATGCCTCCGCCGCCGATTTTGTTAACTCACGATAAAATGTACGCTTCCACTCCTGTTGAAAGGCTGCGATTGCCTTAGCCTTCGGTTGCTTACAGAGATCGGCTCCAACCTGTTCAATATGTTCAAATGCTCTACGAAGTTCAGGAATTGTTTGTACATGTTCCGTAGATGGCTTCTTTCGGGTATAACGTTTTCCACCGGCCATACTTCTCTAAATAGTAGCAAGGAAACTTCTTGTTACGTTATTTTTCCCATTATCCTTTACATTATTTTTGCTATTATTTTTTAAGGCATTACTATTATTGCCACGAGGTGCTTCATCTTTATTATTATTTGGCATTAGTGGTTGAATAATATTATTAAGTGTTGACGTTACCATATTCGTTGCAGTATTTGCAGAAGGTAATACCATCTCTGGCATAGATGGTATTGGTACAGAGCCGCCTGTAAAGAACATTACAATTGAAAAAAGTACATACACAATAATAATGGCAAGCATAATACCGGGTGCAAAGAGTTTCAATTGATCCTGCCAAGTACTCTGTTTGTACTCATTCCAAAATAGTGTGAAATGATGATAGACACCAAATGCTAAAAGAGCGGCGGCCATTACTGCAATAATAATGGGGGACATGCGTGGCACTATGAATGTAATGACAATCGTAGCCAACAGAAAAATAAATAGGGATGGAAGAAATAACTCCATGTTAACTCTATTCAAACCTGTATATTTTATCTACTCAATAAGGTCAATGTGCGTTAATAGGTGCTTTCTGCAGCAATACCGTTTAAGTCCAAGATCCTCAAATATTTTACGCTCTGCAGTAACCGGAACTGTAGTGCCGTCAATATATACAGTGCTAGTTGTACCTTGAGGACGAAGCTCTTTTAACTTACGCTGATAGTATCGCCATTTATCTGCCAATGTATTTCCACAATTCATGCACCGAATAGGGATGATCATCTTTGCCTACCGGTTATATGGAAATGATGGGACGTCAATTTTACTTGATATTTTGAAATGCCAATCAGTCTACGTGCGTTTACTACAAAATAAAACTTCTCCCTACCGGTTTCAGAAATGACGTCAGTCCTATACGGTGCCAGCCTCAATTACCAGAATGGTAATCCAATTCGGTTTGAGATTAATAAGCTAACAAATAGCATCGGCGATCTCCGGAAAGTGGTTGATCTGCAGAATACTGAGATTCTTGCCCTAAAAGGGAAGGTTACTAGCCTAGAAAAGGGTGTACCTCATGTAGCAGTTAGTACTGGTGGTTCAACGCCTGCGCCTGGTTGGCAATAGCCCTACAACTCTTTACGCATCTTCCCAAGTGTTTGCGCACTAATCTCAATACCGTTTTGCTTTAATTGAAATTGAATAACCTTGAGTGACATAGTCTTAAATTGCATTAGCATTTTACGAATCTGTTTCATATCTTCTTCTGACCATTTGCTGCGAACAGTTGTGGGCTCTTCAGAAATACCTACCCCTATTCGTGCGGGACCATCAGATGTCTGAACAAGTGGCTGAATTGGCAGATTACCTGCATGATGTTTATCGTGACATTTGTCACATAGTACAATAAGATTGGCAACTGCATTCATTGGTTTGCCATTTGGTAGGAGTCCCGCAGCATTAGCAAGAATTCTTGGTTCAATGTGATGAACTTCCAGTTCAGAAATAATTGCACTATTGCATATCTCACAGCTACGTCGTACAATTGCTGAATTCCAACTAGATGTTGGTGCTCCACTTTGAGCCCGTGTATTCAAAAGTGCCCTACGATTCTTTTGCGCCTGTTCTATAAAATCAAGTGGCAGATCCATTGCCCTTGCAACCTCTAGACCATAGAGCGATGTGCCAGATCCTGGGCGGAGAGATCTGTCATATATAAGTTTCTTAGAAACTGGATCATATTCTACATGAAGATGAAATATCTTTAACCCAAGTCGCACTGCATCATCTTGAAGAAGATCAGATAGTCTATGTAAATGTGTAGCAAACATGAATTTGGCGTTGCAGTTGGATAGCCATTGAATACCTGCAGCAACAAGTGCCTCTGCAGAGACTGACTCTGTTCCTGCACAGAGCTCATCTCCTAAAACAAGAGTCTGATGATCTGCTGAAGATAGAATATCCCGTAATTCCGACATCTCCACTGCAAATGATGAGAGCCCTGCAAAGAGATTATCGTGATTTAGGATTCTCGTGTAGATTGCACGAAATGGGGCGAGTTCCATCTTTGTTGCAGGTACATAGCATCCTGCCTGGGCCAATAGGACTGCAACTCCTGTTGCCTTCATTAGAGTGGATTTGCCACTTGCATTCATCCCATAAATGAGATAGCCACAATCATCTGTCTTTCCTAGAGATACTGTGTGTTGAACATATGAGACCCTAGATGTAGATGAAGCTTCTACAAGAGGATGACGAAGACCCTCTAGATGAACATAGGATGTGGATGCATCTGCAATAATTGTTGGACGATGAAATCCTTTTGCCTGACAAGTATATGCAATTGCTTGTGTCACATCTATATGACTAATCCACTGCTCAAGGGCAGACCAGACCTTTTCACCTGCAACTGAAAGAGCAATGCATACCTCTAAATGTATAGATTGCGCATCTCTGGAGAGCTGTTCTCTCTGTGAAAAAAGTGTGTGATTCAGCGAAATAAGTTCAGGCGTCTCTACCCATCCTCCTGATTTCAGCGCTGAAATATGCGTACCATGTGGCAGAGTGGATGTGTATTTTTGAAGAGCCTTAATCTGTGAAGAAGACGCACGAATTCCAAATGCCTCGCCCTTTTCCCGTGGCTCTAGGCGAAGGGCATCTGCATTTAGACCTGCCGCAATAGAAAGACGCTGACATACTGCATTCATTGATGATATACAAACTTGAATATTAGCCTCTGTAGTAGCAATCTGTGAATATGTGTCACTAGAAAATGGTGTTATATCAGAGGTGGCTGAGAATGCCTTTTTAGAGTCAATGTGTTTTTGAAAGAGAATATTAAAAGAGTCCCATATGCCCTGTGAATATGTTGCAGTAAGAGGAGCAGATATGAGACGACCTATAGATTGAATTGCAGAATAGGTCTGATAGAGAGGTGCATACTCTGTAAGTAAGAGAGTACCCATCTGAATTTTACGATGTAGTCTCGGCAGATCAAAACAAAAGCGGAGCTGTTTTTGAATTTCAGTTCGTAGTTCCGATGTCCATCCGAGCACTGCATCTATTTCTGACAGTCTATCTTCAATATGAGATGCAGATGTAAGTGGTCTTACAAGCCTCTGATGCAGACCCCTCTTACCCATTGGAGTTATTGCCCCTGAGAAGAGACTTGATACTGAATGATCACCTGGATGAGATGAAATTATTTGAAGTTGCGAGAGGGCATGATTGCCACAGACTAACTGCAGATTAGGTACCCATGACTCATTCTGCGCAAGGCGATGTCCTATAGATGGCATGTGCTCTTCAATAAACTGAATGAGATATAGGAGAGCAAGTTCTTCGGCAAGGGAGCGAATTCCAAGATACTCTCTAGGAGGTAAGAGACTCTTAATAGAATACGCCTTACATAGGTATTCTGCATTTGCAAGTGGTTTAGAGAATGCACCTACATCATCTATTGGGCGAAGATGAATAGTGGTTGATTCAGAAAGACCTAGAATTGTGCGAATATTTGGGGGTAGAGATGATGTAGTTGAATGCCAGTATATGAGAACCTCTTTCGGTTGAAAGATTGCAAGATTCTGTACAAGTGTATCGGCTGTCCAGAAATCAGGACGACCAGTTGCCGAATCAGAATATGATACTGTAAGACCAGTTGTAAGATCAAGTGATGCAATTCCAAATGTTGGTGCGGTGACAGTGCTTGTTGCGCAAAAATAGAGCGTTGTCAGATATGGCGTTTCCATAGCAGACATATTCTCTATATGCGTTGACGGCGAGAGAACACGACTTAATACTCGTTTCTGCACCTTTCCAGTAGAAGTTTTGACCTGGTCTACAACAACCACTGTCCAACCGATAGATGTCAGGCGTCCAGCCCATCTATGTAGCGTATAGTCTGGAAATCCTGCAACAAGACCATCCTTATCACCTGGGGCGGCGCCTTTGTGAATTGCCATTTGCAGACCCAGATTATCTGTCATATCTTTAATATTGAGAGCGGTCTTTCCAGTACCTGGATCTTGGATATCATAGAGCTCGTAAAATGAACCGACCTGTAGAAATATTGTCGTCTTTGGACCAAACTGTGCAGAATGTGTACGATGAAGATCAGCATATACTTCGTATAGGGACTGTGACTGTGATTGCTGTTGTGATTGAGATTGTTTAGTACTCATAGCTATGTCTAAAGATAGAGCTATTATTACTATATATATAATATGAGAGGACTTTAGACCGACAGCACCCTATAGACCATTTCCAGCAACAATCTGTGCATCCGATGCAATCTGTCGTAAAATAGATTCAGGAGCTTTGCTGCTCTCCTTAATTAACCCCCTAACAATGAGCTCTTTTCGCAACTCTTGAAGGGGTATCTCCTTTACATCATCACGGATCTTCTTGGCCCGAGTTACTCGTCTATGAAGAGCATCAATACCAATCGTAATTTTACGAGTCTTACGTGTCTTAATAGAATCAGCTACTTTATATTTTTTAGGATTTAAAAGGACTTTTCTATGCGATACAGGCTTACGAAGTTCAACCTTTCGTCCACCAGTTAATAACCGAATAGGTGGTGCACCCTGAAGGGCAGATGCACCTTGATTGGGCATCGTCGGCGCCTGATATCCATTTATTTCAGCAGTTTTCATACCAAGTGGTAGCACACCTGCAGTCATTACAGGGGCGCCACCACCATGCTTAACTACACGTGGATCAGCCTGTTTTTTACCCCCTTTTTTTGAAGTACCGAATACTGCAGCCCCCCCTTGAATAGTACATGATCTTGTAGTTGATATAGGAGTACTCATACCCAAACTATATATAGGTGAGGATTTTGACAAATAAAATTGATCCATCAGGCATGTAAAATATACGTAAGCAAACTGACACTATGGACTCACTGCCGAGTTATCGCCATATCCTAAATACCTACTTTAAACAATCTGATGGCCGCCACATACTCGCCCATCAGATTGAATCGTTTAATCAATTTATGGAGGCCGATATTCCAGAAATTATTCACATGTCAAATCCAATTACAGTAAAGGGTTCGCCGGAAATTCCTCTTGCCGGTCCACGATCTGCCCTGGCCGCCGCCACAGGTTTAAGTACCTCCGCAGCAAATGCCCTAATGGGCCAAGTCGCAGAAATCGGCGTAGCAAGGCCAACTGTCAGTCATGAATATGAGATTACGATGGAGTTTGAAAAGATCTCTATCCGAAAGCCAACTATCTTTGAAAATAATGGGGCAATTCACCCTATGATGCCAAATGATGCACGTCTCCGTAATCTTACTTATGCATCCCCATTAAATGTTGACGTCAAGGTTACTACAACCTTTATTGATAATACCCGTAATGGTATTCGGGAATCCAAAGTGAGGGTATTCCCCAATGTTCACATGGGTAAAGTTCCAGTTATGGTCGGTTCTAAGTACTGCCTTCTTCATGATCAGATTCATGTAGAGCCTGGAAAGCTGGGAGAGTGCCCTGAGGATATCGGCGGATACTTTATCATTCAAGGCGGTGAGCGCGCACTTATCAGTATGGAGCGCATGTCTGAAAATCGCCCCTTTGTATTTCGCAACGGTCGTGGAAATGTACGGGATGCCGAAGTCGTTGAAATGAAGTGCATTGGCCCCGATAATGACCAGGTACCAAAGTCAAATGCAGTAAAGATCATGTATAATCCGAAGAATAATTTGATTACTATGCTAAGGGCAACTGTCCCACGTATTAAGACAGATATTCCCCTGTGGATTCTATTTCGTGCCCTAGGTATAGAAAATGATCAAGATATCTATGAACTTATTCTAGGTCCTGGTGGCGACCCAATATTCAATAATATTATTGAAGAATCCATTCACGAGGCTACAGGTATTCACACCAAAGTAGAGGCAATTGAATGGTTAAGTCAACATATTAACACGTGGTCTGTAAAGACACATAAGCCTATGATTGTCGCAGATATTCTTGCAGATGAACTCTTTCCCCAAATTGGTGGAGCAGATGTCGCATATGAGAAGGCATGTTTCCTTGCACATATGACCCGTAAAGTTTTGTGGGTAAACACTAAGCGACTGCCACCAGATGATCGTGATGCTTACCCTAATAAGCGTGTTGATATCCCTGGCTTTCTACTTGCAGACCTATTTCGTAAGACCTATAACAATCGTATGGTCAAGGACATGAAAGCTGGTCTGAGCAAGGAAATTCACAATGGATCTTGGAAGGCTACAGGTAATTGGTCAGAAATTATTAATATTAATAATATTAATAAGATCATTAAGTCCACCATTCTAGATGTTAGCCTGAAGTCTTCCCTTGCAACCGGCAATTTTGGTAGCGGAAAGATTGGTGGCCCGAGCAAGATCGGCGTATCACAAGTATTAAATCGGCTGAACTTTGCATCAGCTATTTCACATTTGCGCCGAATTTCTACACCAATTGAGAAAACGGGTAAGCTAATTGCCCCTCGTAAGCTACATAACTCGCAATTCGGTTATATATGCGTCCTTGGTGATACTGACATCCTACACGGTGATGGAGTTAGTGCCTCTAAAATTATTACAATGAAAGATGGAGATAATGTACTCACCGCAGACCCTGAGACATTTATAGAGTCATCTTCTGAAATCTACAGCTACTTCAAGACTACACCATCCCGTGTAATTAAAATCAAAACCCTCTCAGGTCGTGCCATTGGTTGCAGCCCTGATCATCCCCTACTTGTAATTCGTGAGAGTGAACATGAATGGGTACATGCGGGTGATCTGAAATTGGGCGATCGGTTGATCGTAAAGAATTATACAGTATCATTGCCTACGACGGATGGTAGTGTAGAGCTATATCTGAAAAAGGAGAATGTTGTAGCTATAGATTTCTCTGCAAAGCGTATTGCTGAACTTGCGGGATACCTGGACTGTAATGTCTCAGAGGAACGTAAGCAGATTCTTGCACGTCTCATTGGTGCATCTCTTACAGATGGCACAATTACAGAGTGCCAATATGGATTTAATGCAAACTTCTATATTGGAGAAGAGGCCGACGCAAAAGCCATCCAGGCCGATATTAAACGCCTCGGTTTTGAACAACCAACATATCGTGCAAAACAAAGCATATTCAACCAGGGAAGTATGACTACTACGCATAACTACTTTGACGTCTCAAAGGGTGGTGCATTTGCCACACTCATGGTAGCCGTTGGCGGAACTATAGGAAATAAGGGGCGACACAGTAATCCCCACATTCCTGACTGGATTATTCACGGCTCTTCTACTGTTCGGCGTGAATTTCTATCTGGATTTCAAGGCGGTGATGGAAGTCGCATCTATAGCAATGGCAATGATCGCAAATTACATATGGGCTATACACAGCAAACATGCGCAACAGAGTATGCAGGTGCACACCATGCATATATGACACAGATTGCAGACATGTTTAAAAGTCTAGGTATTAATGTTCAGATCATACAGACAAAACATGAAAATACTACAATTAATAGACTTGTATTCAATACATCAGTTGAAGACATTGCCAAATATGCTACCGTTATAGGCTATCGTTATAGTGCAGAAAAAGTTCGTGCATCTGCTATCCCAATTGAGTATGCGCTATATCGTATGGATTTGCAACGAAATAACACGGATTTAGTGAATCGCATTCGTTCACTCAGTGATCTAACAGCTGCCCAGATTTATGAACATATTGAACGACGTATTTCAATTGAATCTATTCAGCATTTATGTGATAGTAATGACTTTAATGACCCTACATGTCGCAACTTTATGACATGTGCTGAGTTTATGGCAACTACTTCGCAAATTGATGATCGCATTGTCATGCCAATTCAAGAAATCACAGATATCCCTGTTGATGACGTGTATGATTTCACTACTCGCTCTGATAATCATGACTTCTATGCGAATGGTATTCTGGTTCGTAATTGCCCGTGTGAGACTCCAGAGGGACATGGTGTAGGTGTCATTAAAAACATGTCATCCACGACATACATTAGCATCTTCAGCTCACCTGTCAGTGTTGTGAGTTTCATTCATAGACTAGGCGTAATGCGACTATTGCGGGATAGTAATATTGCAGAAAAACATGCATGGGTACGCATCTTCCTGAATGGCTCATGGATTGGTATTGTAGAGCCCAGTAAGACGCTCGGTATGCTGAAGAGTGTCACCGATGCAAAACGTGAAGGAGTATTACACATTCATACTGGAATTGTCTGGAAGAGTTCTCTAAAGGAAATCTGGATTACAACAGAGGCTGGGCGTGTAATTCGCCCTATTCTATATGCACCAGCATTGCGTGAAATTGCTGCAGATACTGCTGGGATATTGAAGTCCCAGATTCAGGATATTACAGAATGGGATCAGCTTCTCCTGTGGGCATCACCTACAGGTAAACATCTCATTGAATATATTGATGCGGGTGAGACAGAAAGTACATATATTGCAATGGACTATGCAAAGGCAATTGCTGATCCGAGTACAACACATTGCGAGATCCATCCATCTATTATTCTTGGAACGATTGCAAGTATGATTCCATTTCCTGATCATAATCAGTCTCCCAGAAATGCATATCAATCCTCAATGGCAAAACAGGCGATGGGCCTATATGCTAAGAACTTTCAGGAGCGATTTGATGCCCTCGCACATCTACTCTGCTATCCTGAAATTCCCATGGTTTCCCCATTCATGAGCAAATTTTATGGGGCGCAGAAACTACCTGCAGGTGCAAATATTGTAGTCGCAATTATGACATATACGGGTTATAATCAGGAGGATTCTAATATGATTAACAGGGGTGCATTAGACCGTGGCAGATTTCGCAGTATCTTCTACCGCACATACAAGGATGAGGAGCGAAAGAATCAGTCTTCTGGCGAAGAGGAGCGATTCTGTAAGCCTAGTACATTAGAGACAAAGCACATCAAGAATGCGAACTATGATAAACTTGGGGAAGATGGATTCATTCCTGAAAATACATATGTGACACCTGATGATATCCTAATTGGTAAGGTTGTACCACTTCGTATTCCGACTGGCAAGGTTGTACCCGTTGGTGCAAAGAAAAATCGGGATGTTAGCAAGACGCCCCGTAATAATGAAAGTGGATATGTTGATAGGGTATATAAAAATAGAAATGGCGAAGGTTATTCCTTTGCGAAAATTCGTATGCGTCAGGACAGAGTGCCTGAGATTGGTGATAAATTTAGCTCTAGACATGGGCAAAAAGGGACGATGGGTATGATCTTGAATCCTGAGGATATGCCCCAAACTGCATCAGGCATTGTGCCAGATATTGTTATCAATCCCCACTGCATACCGAGTCGTATGACAATTGCACAACTCATGGAGACACTCATGAGTAAGATTGGATGCGAGGCAGGTGCGCTAGGCGATGGAACACCATTCAATGCAACCACTGTGGATGGCCTGGCTGGAATCATGCGTGATACGTATGGACTGGAACCGTATGGCAATGAGATTATGTATAATGGCTATACTGGTCGTATGATGGAGACTAGCATCTTTATCGGCCCGTGCTATTATCAGAGATTGCGACACTGTTCTGCCGATAAGCTACATAGTCGTGCATCTGGTCCACTTGTCATGCTTACCCGGCAACCTGCAGAAGGCAGGGCACGGGAAGGTGGTCTACGTTTCGGTGAGATGGAGCGAGATTGCGTAATTGGGCATGGCATGAGTGAGTTTACACAGGAGCGCCTGATGAAATGCTCTGATGCATTCGGATGCTATTCATGTAAAGACTGTGGTCTACTTGCAATTGCTAATCCAGAAGAGGGTGTATGGTGTTGCAAAGGGTGTGATAATACTACACGATTTGCACATATTCAGATCCCATATGCCTCCAAACTGCTTCTTCAGGAGCTTGAATCAATGTGTATTAGTTCACGGATCATTACAACAAATAAATTATTGAGAAATACGGCAGAGGGGAAAAAATCTAATACAGTAATAGAGCCAGTATGACGTCCCGCAACTCAGATGCATCCTATTTAACGGAGCGTAAACAGAAAATGAATCAGGCCTATTTTTTTAATCGTCAAGCGTATTCGCAATATCCATCTACGAATCCTCAGACAGGTGTATATGATGCGTCCAAGGTAAGTGATCTTGTTGTTGGAACTCTTATAAATACATATCGTACTGGTGGACCGTTGCCACTCGTGAGTGATCCGGCATGTACATGCGATGCACCTTCTGGAAATAGTACAACGGCCTTACCAAATTACATACAGCGTAATTAGGTAAGATGGAGTTAACTGGAAAAAATGAACTATTATCGTATTTTAATATTAATGATGTACGATATCAGCGGTTTGAAGATAACTATACTATACGCAAACTTAATTCTGGATGTTTAACAACTGGAAATAAATTGTTCAAACCTATTATACATACATTTCATTTATATGATACCACGTTTCGTAATACTATAGATGATGATTTTGAGAAACTTACTCACTATTATTTAAAAGGGTATTTTTATGATACTGCTGATTTTGGAATAACCTACACAACTAACACAAATAAACAAAGTATTAAATTTCGTGTAGCACTTTCAAATAGTAATGTAGGTGGATCATTAAATTATATTGATTTAGGCATTTACATGGACGAATATGTTGATGCATTTAGTCACATGTTTAATGGGTTATCTACAATTACCGCATTTAATGATGCGGTCATGTTTATTGCACAGCGCATTGTTACAAATTGTATGCTTGAACTTGTAAATGCTATGGCTAGAGAAATTCAAGAAGAAACAACACCTAATGGTATTGTTGCAAAATCAATACAATATATTGCACAAACACTACTATTTAATAGTATTAGGATAGAACGACGAAATAAATGGCAAGTTGTTGTAAATTTTGAGTTTAATGCAACTGAGGCATATAACAAGGTGCGGGAAATGGATGAGTTTTGTTGCTTGATGAATGAGGTTTCTACGAAGATTTATTATATTTATGATGATGTACATAAAAAGTATACTGTAAAATGCCCATACATAGTTGCACCGAGTATGCAACCACTTACATTTACACCAATGCATATGATAAATTATTTACCAATTACTAGAAAATCTAAAAACATGGCACCGCAGCCTATTGAAAATTATAGTGATTTATATAATGCTGAATCTAATGATTCATATAAAGTTGCATCTTGGAAAGCTATGAAACCATCTGCTAGAAAATCTGTCAATAGATCTGATAATAATTCATATAAAGTTGCATCTTGGAAAGCTATGGAGCCATATTCAAATGTAATACAGAATAATGCACAATCTACTGTTAATAATTCATATAAGGTTGCATCTTGGAAAGCTATAGAGCCACAATCAGCTGTAATGCAGGACAGCTATAAACCAAATTCATTTAAGCCAATTGCATTTAAGCCATCATATATGATGAATAATGCACAATCTACTGTTAATAATTCATATAAGGTTGCATCTTGGAAAGCTGTAATACAGGACAGCTATAAACCAAATTCATTTAAGCCAATTGCATTTAAGCCATCATATATGATGAATAATGCACAATCTACTGTTAATAATTCATATAAAGTTGCATCTTGGAAAGCTTTAATGCAAGGCAGCTATAAGCCAAATTCATTTAAGCCAATTGCATTTAAGCCATCATATATGATGAATAATGTACCATCTAAAAAGGGATCCCCAATTTTCAAACAACCTATTGAAAATAATTCATATAATAATTCATATAATAATTCTGTTAAACGCCATACTATATCAAAAAAGGTTTCACGTATGCCTATAAAGACAGGCCCTACACGTAAAAGAAAACGGAGCAGTAAGTAGACCCATGAAATCTATCCCCGCATATATTGCTGAACTCGTTGGCTCGTTCTTTTTCATTCTGACTATCATTGCATCTGCTGGAAATCCATATATTATTGGCGCAGCCCTTGCAGTTGTTATTCTATTAATTGGTGGCATCTCGGGCGGCCATGTTAACCCGGCAGTATCATTTGCTATGTTTATAAATGGATCTCTAGCACCGGCAGATCTTGCTTCATACGTAGTTGCACAGCTAGTTGGAGGCGCTGGGGCGGCGTATGCATATAAAATGATAAAGGGTTAGATAACTGCATTTGTATCTTTTATTAATAATATATTATTAATAATATCTTAATAATATCTTAAAATTATTTGATTTATTTTCTCCTTACCGCTAATACTCCAAACATCATGAAGCAAAGCACTGCAATAGATCCAAGTGTTGCAGGATGTGTCATGAAATTTTCAAACCCCTCCTTCTTTTTTGTAATAGGGGTGCCATCTGGATTATATAATTTTGGGGCCTTTGCCCACTGCTCTTTAGTCAGATTGACTAGATTCCCTTTAGAATCTGTATCTTGAACCCAATTAGTCTGATACATCATACCTCCTTCGCCAGGAAAGGCTGTTTTTGGAGAATCAATCCAAATCTCACCTGTTGCAGGATCTGCAATTTTGCCGTACATATCTCCAACCATATTTTTCGTTTGTTTACATTGCGGGTAGCCACTTCCAAATAGTGCATTAATCATAGGGCTTGGATTTAGTGCATGTTCGGCATCTTCAATCATTCCTGGCGCTAAACCACGTAGTCCTGGAAGACCCATCTGTGCCATAGTATCCTGAATGCGCTTACCTAAGCCATCGCCTTTAGGAATTCCCTCAAAATACTGATACATTGTGGCCCCATTTGAACATTTTTGCCCAGTATTTAAAAAATAGTTGACACCAAGGGGTTGTAGAGGCATACCCGATGTTAATGCAGATGAACTCTCACCAAACCCTATCATGTCCGTATAGAATGCAACACCCTTTACAGCATTTATAACATCACCCATGCCACTGCCTTCTACAACCCCAATTTGAGGCGGAGACTTTAGTGCATCTGCTGGAGAATAGGGACTACCTAGGTAGCCAATACCTGCCGGTTGGACGGAAGGTAATATTGATTTTCTTTGTTCTGTGCCCTGTTGTGGAACCGTGGACATACCTACTATATATTTCAAATATTATATATTTGTACAAATCTAAAGAAAATCATGACTTTAATTCGTAGATGTTTGATTTTGACAAAATAAATCTTATACCGCAGAAATCTATTGTAAAATCTCGTGCACTATGCGATACACATGCTGTACTTGGTAAACATAGGTTTGGTCTACCTGTTATTCCTGCAAATATGGAATGTATTGTAAATCAAGACATTGCCATTAAATTGGCTATGCATGGATATATGTATGTTTATCACCGATTCAATAGTGATACTATTGAATTTGCAAAAATAATGAAAGAACGTAATCTTCTAATTAGCATCTCTGTAGGAGTCAGTAATGATGCATATGATACACTAACTGCATTAAAAGATATTAATATTATTCCAGACTATGTGACGATTGATATCGCCCACGGTCATGCAGAAAGTATGGAACGACTATTGAAATGGATATATATGACTTTCTCAGATGAAGAGCGTCCATTTTTAATCGCAGGTAATGTTTCTACACCCGATGCCGTTAGAGACCTAGAATCATGGGGTGCAAATGCTATTAAAGTGGGAATCGGTCCTGGAAGTGCATGTACAACATATAGTGCTACTGGATTTGGAAGTAGATGTATTCAGGCATCAATTATAAAAGAATGTAGTATGGCTAGAACAAGCGCCTATATAATTGCAGATGGTGGAATTAAAGAGCCTGGAGATATTGTAAAGGCACTAGTATTAGGGGCAGATTGGATTATGGTTGGTGGAATGTTTTCAGGATTAACTGATTCTCCTGGTACTATTATTACAGATATGGAAGGGCGACAGTATAAGGATTTCTGGGGTAGTGCATCAGTACATCAGTCTGGAAAGGTATCTAGAATTGAAGGTACTAAAAAACTAATTTCACTTAAGAATAGGACATATTTAGAGGAAATGACCTATATTTGTGAATGCATACAAAGTGCAATATCGTATGGAGGAGGTAATTCATTAAATGGACTAAAATTGGTGAAATATTGTGTTAGAATATAATATTGTATTTTTTTGGTCATTTAACTGAATATTAGATAAAACTGTCCTAAAATTCGCTGCCATCCCCAATATAAAGTACATATCCTCCGGCATTTTACAACTATATAGTAATAACTAATGCGTATATTTTGAATGAGTTGCATTTAAATAGTACAACAATTTGATTTGCAGATTTGCTGCGTAAAATAACTCAGCATATGCATTAGAATATTATATAGAACACGCTATATAGGTATACATTTCCAAAATAGCGTTTAAATTTATTTTCTGCGCTTTAAATACAAACCCAATAATGGCCACCCCTATTCATCAAACGGATATTGATGCAGTAACGGGTACAATGTCGCTCAGTGCAAATACATCATATAAACTAATGGAGGATATTTCAATGAATGCCTCATTTACTATAGCAGATGATGTAGTAGGTATAATATTTGATGGTAACAATCATACGATTACTATGAATGCAGGCAATTCATTTACAGGCCTGTTCCATCAATCAGTGACTGTAAGTAATTTAGGAGTATTACCTGGAAATTCAACACTTGTATCATATAGTGGATGGTTTTTTAATGAACTTTCACCATCTGGAATTGCAACAAATTGCTACAGTACTGGACCAATTGGGAATGGTGGCGGTATCTTTGCATATGGTTCTTCAGGAACTGCAACAAATTGCTACAGTACTGGAGCAATTGGCGCTATAGACAATGACGGTAACTACGGTGGTGGCATCTTTGGCCCATCCTCTTCTGGTGGAACTGCAACGAATTGCTACAGTACTGGAGATATTATACAGTATGCCGGCGGCATTTTTGGCTCAGCCTCTTCAGGAACTGCAACAAATTGCTACAGTACTGGATCACATGGCGTAGACGCCGGCGACATCTTTGCTCCTGTTAATAATAACGGAACATTAACAGATTCGGGCCACACTGATGGATGGATTGATGCTTCTGCAAACCAATTTTTAGTAGGCGACCCCGCCGATCTTACGCCGCCCCATATTTGGATGAAGAATCCAATGTTAGGTGCCAAAAATCCATACATCTTTTATGTTAATTCTTCATTACAGTCACACATACTTACACTACCAACTGCTTCTAATATTATCTATGGACAGGACATATCTGATTCATCCCTAACTGGAGGTAGCGCTGATGTACTTGGATCATTTTCATGGAACAATCCAGCTAGTAAGCCTAGTGTTGGAACAGCACTGCGTGCGATTAAATTTACCCCAGGCGACAGTAAATACTTGGTTGATACAAGTAATGTATCTGTTAGTGTTAATGCAAAGCCCATTACAGTTATAAATGTGTCGCCTATACAAAAAGTGTACGATGGCTTATATGATATAGATTTAAGCGGTGGTGATCTATCTGGTGTACTTACTGCCGATCTGCTCAATGTTACACTAACTACTACAGGATCTAAAGTGAGTAATAGATCTGTAGGCCTTAGACCGGTTACTACAAACTTTAAAATAGCAGGTGATGCATCAGATAATTATGCTGTACAGCAACGCACAGATATCAGTGCAACTATTACAAAAAGAGATCTACATATTAGTATTATGCCATACGATAAGGTGTTTGATGGTAGTACACATATAGATGTTAGTTATAACTACCAATTAAATTTTTCAGTAGCAGGCTCTAACCCCAATATATCCTATGTAAATGCCATCGCCAAATTGGATGTTGGAACTTGGGATATTAGCTCGGTAGATATACCTTTTACCAGCGGCAACTATAAGTTACAACCCGCAAATATTAAATATACTAAGCAGGTGACAATTTCTCAAAAACATCTTAAAATTACAGGTACTATTACAGCTTTAAATAAAGTGTATGATGGCAGTGATAATGCAGATTTGAGCAGTAATAATGTAGACATAAGTGGCCTAATACCTGGCTATCCTGGCGTAAAAACATCCGATTTTATGATTAACTATCACGATGGTAAATTTAATAATAAACATGTTGCAGATGGCAAGGTAGTTACACCATCATACACCTTAAATCAACGTGGTACCAATAACTATGTAATAGATGCTATTTCTCTTATATATGCAAACATTACTAAGAAGCCCCTTGCCATTATGGGTGTTACTACTGCACCCAAAGTGTATGATGCGAGTAATAGTGCAGTTTTGACTGGCGGTGCACTTAATAAAGTGCCTAGCGATAATGTTATATTAGTTAAGGGAACTGGTAGATTTGCTGATGCAAATGTTGGAAATGGCAAGGTAGTTTCAATATCAGGCTATACTGTTACAGGTAATGATGCTAACAATTACTTACTTTCAGCTCAACCAACTGATCTTTCTGCAAACATTACTAAGAAGCCCCTTACAGTTATTAATGTATCGGCTAAAAACAAAGTGTATGATGCGAGTAATAATGCAGATTTGAGCGGTGGTAATCTATTTGGTGTACTTGATGCCGATCTGAGTACTGTTGCAATTGTTAAGGGAACTGGTAGATTTAATGATAAAAATATTGGAAATTCAAAAAATGTTACAGTAGTAAATAATTATACAATTACAGGTGATAGCTCTGGCAATTACTCACTTCTAATTCAACCAACTGGTCTTCGGGCAAACATTACTGCGAAGCCCCTTACAATTACAGGTGTGACGGCTACAACCAAAGTGTATGATGCGAGTAATAATGCGGATTTGAGCGGTGGTAATCTATTTGGTGTACTAGATGCCGATCTGAGTACTGTTGCAATTGTTAAGGGAACTGGTAGATTTGATAGTAAAAATATTGGAAATTCAAAAGAGGTTACATTAGTAAATAATTATACAATTACAGGTGATATCTCTGGCAATTACTCACTTTCTCAACCAATTGGTCTTTCTGCAGACATTACTGTGAAGTCCGTTACAATTACCGGTGTTTTTGTACCAGAAAAAGTATATGATGGTGGTGTTACTGCGGATTTGAGCGGTGGCAGCCTTGGTGGTGTTATTTTATCTGATAACGTTACATTTGTTAAGGGAACCGCTACGTTTAATAATAAAAATGTTGGAACTAATAAGACTATTTTATTAGTAGGTGATTATATGATTACAGGTAGTGATGCTGGCAATTACGTCCTCTTAAGTAAACCCTCTGTTTCTAATTTTGGAATTGTGAGTAGACCACTTGCGATCGCAGGTGTGACGACTTCTAACAAAGTGTATGATGGTGAGACAGTTGCCACATTGTCTACTGGTTCACTTCCCAATAAAGTGGCTAATGAAGATGTTGTATTAACTCAAGGAACTGGTGTATTTGTTGATAAAAATGTTGGAACTGGTAAGGCAGTTTCAGCAACAGGCTATGTTATTTCAGGTATTGACCTTGACAATTACTCAATTCCAAATCCGTATCAACCAATTGGTCTTTCTGCAGAAATTACTGCAAGGCCTCTTACAATTACAGGTGTGGCGGCTTCTAACAAAGAGTATGATGGTGGTGTTACTGCAACTTTGAGCAGCGGTGCCCTTAATAATGTTGTTGTACCTGATGTTGTTACAATTAGTGCGGGAAGTGGTGTATTTGCTGATAAAAATATTGGAACGGCTAAGGCAGTTTCAGCATCAAGCTATAGTATTGGTGGTGCAGGCGCTGGCAATTACTCACTTCTAGTTCAACCAACTGGTCTTTCTGCAGACATTACTAAGAAGCCCCTTACAATTACAGGTGTGACGGCTACAACCAAAGTGTATGATGCGAGTAATAATGCGGATTTGAGCGGTGGCAGCCTTATTGGTGTTATTTCGCCTGAGATTGTTACAATTGTTAAGGGAACTGGTAGATTTAATGATAAAAATGTTGGAACTACTAAGGCAGTTTCAGCAACAGGCTATAATATTGATGGTATATACGTTGGCAATTACTCACTTTCAGCTCAACCAACTGGTCTTTCTGCAGACATTACTAAGAAGCCCCTTACAATTACTGCAAACGATAAAACTAATGTATTTCACACAGCTGGCTCTGCATTTGCAGGCACTGATTTTTCACGTACTGCTATGGCTGCCAGTGAGACAGTAACGTCAGTTACACTTACATGTGCTCAAAATAGTAACATTAGTGCCGCTGTAACTACCCCTCATGTATTATCTCAAGACAAATACGATATAGTCCCATCTGCTCCACAAGGCTTTGAAGTAGCAAACTATGCTATTACATATACGCCTGGTAAACTTAGAGTGAATGCTCACGTACCTGATGCACCTACAAATGTATCTGCGTCACACGGTGGTCCAGGAGCATCTATCACATGGACACCACCAGCCGTTATAGGTGGTGCACCCATACTATCTAATACTGTATACTGGTCATCTAACCAAGCCTTTACAGCTAATACTGGCAGCGTTAATGTCATTGATAATGCAAATAATAGTGCAAGTATATCTGCTGGCCTTCCTACTGGTACATTATATTTCAAAGTGTCACTTAGTAATGCTGCAGGCGAGGGTACTCAATCAATAGCATATGTAGAGTTATCACAGAGCGATGCCACTGCAAAAAATACTGAGACATTACAGGAAGCGAATGCTACTTATGATGCAGAAGATGGCTTGACCACAGTTCAGGAAGTAAGTTTAACATCGAGTATAGCTAGTATAATAAATAATACTAATAATACTGACATGACTGACATTACTGATTATGGTTTCATGTACAGTGTGTTAAACACTGTGCAAACTCTTGGGCTTGCGCCAGAGTTGACTGCATTCAGTCAATCCGCAGCTATTGCTGCTGTGGCTGACAAGAATCCTGAACCAGTGCTTGCAACAGATGCCGTTAAAGTGGATGTTGTAGATCATTTAGTGGCCGCCGCACTGGCATATCCAGGTACAGTAACGGCCAGTGCGCTTGAAGCTGTTAGCAATCCGAACACAGTAATAAATCTGTCATATGTAAACTGGCATATAAACTCACACGGTACACAAGCCACGCCATACCCACATATTTATGTAAAATCAGGAATAATAACTGCTGCTCCAGCAGTGAGTAATGTAAATCTTAAGTTCTATCTTACAATATATGATGCCGATACTGGTGTATCTGGAGAGTTATTTATGACACGTAGTGCAAATAATACGATTTCTCATGTAGAGGCTGCAACAGGTATATCAGATGTATCTTTCAACCACTATCCTATAATAGCTGGAGAGGAAATTAGGGTTACTTTTAACAATGGTAACAAAGTCAACATAATAGCTCCAGCGTTAGCCACCATGATGTTTTCATACGACATTAATGCACCAACAAATGTAGTTGCAACTAATTCTACAGAAAATGCTCGTATATCTTGGACAGCTGTGAACTATACAAACCCGATTACAGATCATTTCATATATACATATGATAGTACAGGTGCATTCGTTAAAA